TTGACTTTCCAGTTCAATAAGAACTGGGGAACGGCGGGAACCGCCGTCTAAGCCAACTGCCTTGACGTAAGACAAATTCCTAGCGGAATTTGCAGTTGATTGGGTTGGAAACCCATTCGCTTTAGCGGATGGGTAGTTCATGAAATGTTATGAGCAAATTAAATGGATTTCGAAAAAAATTAAAATTAGATCGGGTATTGATTGCCGAGCAGGTTGCGCATGAAAAAACAATTAAAGAGGGAAAAAGTATAATAAAGGAATGTTGTGAAAAAGACGCCGAATTCGCTCGAAAAATTTCTGAAATTACTGGAGAAAATTGCACGGAAGAAACCAAAAACCCGAATCTCCAAGCCTCGTTCACGGAACAAAATGAAGAATCTCAGTCCAAAGAAAAAGAAACCTAATAAGAAGTCAGGGTGTAGCACAGCCCGGTAGTGCGCTTGCCTTGGGCGCAAGAGGTCGGGAGTTCGAATCTCCCCACCCTGACCATTAAATTATGAATAGAGAAGAAAAATTAAAAAAAATTATTGATCAATTAAAAGAAGATGGAATAAATATTGAACCTTCTTTAAAAATTGAAGAAGTGAATATTGAAAAACCAATAAAAATAGACGTAAATATTAATGCGTTATGTATTTCTTTTGTAGTTATTAGTGGTTATATGGAAGAATTAAAAAAATCTGGAATTATAGATGAACAATTTACTACAATTCATGATTCTGGCAAAAAAATTATTTCGGTGAGTGAAAAATTTAATTGGACTCCTACCGATGAAGAAATTAAAGCTTTTATTTTAGGAGTTTTGGAAGAAAGTGTACCCGAAAAACAAATTTTTTATTTATGTACTCTTAAACAATATAGAGATGATAAAGAAGGATTATTAAAAAAGTTTAAAAAAGAAGAGATTCGAGAAATAGAAAATACTGATAAACAATGCTGCTGTGGTGGAATGGCAGACACGCAAGTTTGAGGTACTTGTGCTTTTAAGAGCTTGGAGGTTCGAGTCCTCTCAGCAGCACCAATAAAAAGGATATTATGATAAAAATAATTACTTCAATGTTAGAAGATAATAGTGGAGGTATTTCTACTATTAGAGTATGTTTATTGTTGTGGTTAATAATTCTGGGGTTTAATATGACTTATGGAACTATTACCGAAAAACCATTCCCTATTACAGGAGAATTAGTTGCTTTAACATCATGTGTATTTGGAGCAAAAGCAATTCAAAGATTTGGTGAGAAAGGTGAAGAAGAAGCGGCGATTGCGTCAAATAATTTAAATACGGGGGACGTTAGAATATCGCAACTTCCTCTAACTGTGAGTGTGCAAGGATCGGTTCCAGTGAGTGGAATGGTGCCAATTTCGGCCAATCCTTCGGTGCCAACTGTAATTCCAATGACTCCAGTTGTACCTGAGCCGCAACCAGTTCCAAATCCTCGGGAACCCGAGCCGTGGGGTCCCGGACAAGTAGCTGCGCCTTAAACTTGACATTTAAAACTAATGTGATATAATTTTACATGATCTTTGAAAATTATTTAGGCGACTTAGACGCTGAATATGGTTAAGCCCATATTTAGAGGAAGTTCGATACTACCAAACCTAATGTGGGAGAAAATATTTCATTGACCACAGAAGTAGCAATCCTAAATGTCCGAGGGTGTCGGTTTCCCATTGACGACTGGTTGGAGCAGCAACTATTAGCACGTTGCCACAATTTTTATTGTGAGATAAATGTCTAAGATAATACAGAATATCGGCTATTTGCCTAAAGAATTTCGGATAGACGCCCATAAGGTAGGTGCCGAAAGGGCTGCGTAGGTGACGCTAAAACAACAATGTCGTTTCGTTGTTCACCGTCTATCCGTCAATTTAATAGATGGGGTTATCGTTCAATTTAGTAGGATAGGAAATTCGCAATTTTCAGATCTGTGTGCAATTCACAGTAACTCCACCATTTTCAAAATAACTGCACTCTTTTTCGTTCGTCTCCACTATTTATTGTTGTATGAAAATGACAACAATAGTTTGTGCTAATTGTAAAAAAAGTGTGAAAAACCAACAAAGGAAATAACTCGTCAACGTAAACAAGGACGATTAAAATTTTATTGTTCATTATCATGTTCGTCGTCGAATACACAAATTACAACACACAAAATAATATCAAAATGTTTATGGTGTAAAAATGATTTTTATACTACAACGCATAAAAATCATCGAAAATGCTGTAGTAAACTTTGTGCTTATAAATATTCAAGATCATTTGTTAATCCGCAAAAAATTTCAACGTCATTAAAAGAATACAATAAACTTCATCCCCGCCATAAAATATATCCTATAGAAAAAACTTTTATATGTACAATATGTAAATTATCATTTATAAAAACTATAAGATCACAATTTGAAACATATAAAACATGTGGAGATACATGTTATAGAAAACTTGTAAGTCAATGGACTCGTAATAATCCTAATTGTGGGGGGAAACTTGGATATAGAAGATTTTTATATAAAGGATATAAAATGGATTCCCGGTGGGAAGTTGAACTGGCAAAATGGATGGACAATCGGAAAATAAAATGGAATAGAAATAAAAAGCGATATATGTTTTGGTGGATTGATGAAAATGGAAATAGACGAAAATATTTTCCCGATTTTTATCTTCCTGATTATAAAGTGTATCTTGATCCAAAAAATGCATATTATTTAAAACGAGATCTTCCAAAATTACAATATGTAATAAACACGTACAATATTATATTATTTTATGGAAATGTTGAAGATATAAAAAATTCTATTGACAAACTATGGAAAAATGTTATAATTAAGGATGTAAATTAAATAAAATTAAATTATGGAAAATATAGGACTTTCAGAAAAAATAATATCATTATTAAATAAAACATTGGGAATGCAAAGTTTGGCCCAAATAATACATATCTGTCATTATGTGCTTGAAACAGAACCTCTCGGAGGAGTTATAGTTGAATTTGGATGTTATGCCGGAGACACCGCAAAAGTCATTACAGAATTAACAAATCGACCTGTACATGTATATGATAGTTTTCAAGGACTTCCCGATCACAATGGATATATGCAAATGCCAAAGAAAATTTTAATAGAAAATTTTAAATATGATCGGGTAAAATTGCCACATATACATGAAGGATGGTTTAATGAATTAAAACCCGAAGAAGTACCGGATCAAATATCATTTGCTCATTTGGATGGAGATTTATATGAAAGTATAAAAGATTCTCTTTTTCTTGTATATGACAAAATGATTAAAGATGGAATTATTTTAATAGACGATTATGACCATCCTAGATTTCCAGGCGTACGTAAAGCAGTTAATGAATTCATGATAAATAAACCTGAAGAAATTAGATTTCTCAATGAAATTCCACATGAAGTAATAGCAATTGGATCTAAAGCTTATATTAAAAAATTATAGTTAATATATTTTACGGTTATATATGAAAATTAGGATTTATTCCTTATTGATTTTTTTGGTTTCATTTAATATTCTGTCGCAAACTCGGACAGTTACTACTACAAATTTATATTCCATACGATTTATTAATAATGAACAATATACAAATATAATGTGCATTTGTAATTTCGGAGAAGTAATTAAAATCAATGAGTTTTTTCAGGGCGGAGATATTGGGGCACATCAAACCACTAAACATTGGATGGAAAATCGAACAATTATTACATTTGATTTAGATAATATACCGCTTGCAATTTCAAATAAAATGATTTCTAAAGCAACTTTAATTTTGGCATTGCAAAATCAACAAAACGGATTGCCAGGATCAAAAATAGATATACATATTTTTCATGATAAAAATTTAATAACTACAAATTATTGGGCCGAGGGAATATATTATTCAAGTTTTTTTGATGTGCCTAATGTACAGGAAATTGATATAACGGGAGCAGTAAAGTCGGCAAAACAAAACAATAATTCAATTTTAGGATTGCGAATGTCAACCGAATTGTATAATTTTAGTTGTATATTTATTAATCCATATTGGAAGACTAATAAAATTTCAATGGTATTAGATTATTCTCCTGCTAATATTCCTCAAAAACCTAAATATTTAAAATCAATTTAAGAATTTGCTTGACATTTTTTGAATTTCCATTATACTTATAGTCGTATAATAAATGATCTTTATTGCGGGGGAGTGTGATGGTGCACGACAGTTTCATAAGCTGTAGGACCAGTTCGATTCTGGCGACCGCAACCAATTTCATCTGGAAGTGATGGCAGAAAAATGTCTGACTCAATGTAGGCATCTCGTCATTTTTAATGGGGCCGTAGTATAACGGTAGTACGGGACATTTGCAATGTTCAGGTAGGTGTTCGACTCACCCCGGCTCCACCATTCTTCAAGTATTCCAATTCATTTCTGTTTCTCTCCACTATTTATTGGTGTGAAAACCATACCAATAACTTGTCGGAAATGCAATGCTTCATTCAAGATTAAATCTTCGGAATATAATCGGCAACTTCGAAACGGAAGAGATTATTTTTTCTGTTCTTTATCTTGTGCCCAATCTTATAATAAAACCACTACGTTTAGGATAGTATCTACATGTGTATGGTGTAAACGAGATTTTGAAACATCTACTCATAAAAAAGCAAGACGATGTTGCTCGTTAGATTGTGCTCATAAATATTCTCAATCGAAAGTTGATCCTGAAACTCATAGACTTTCTTTACAACGAAAAAAACATTTTCCAAAAGAAAAACAATTTATTTGTGTAATTTGTCACAGAGCGTTTATAAAAACTGTACTTTCCGATTCTAAACATTTTCAAGTATGTTCTCCGATATGCTGCAATGAACTACTTCGACAAAAAGCCATATCCAACCCAAATTGCGGCGGCGAAACCGGATATCGACACTACAAGTATCGGGACGTGTGGATGGATTCGGCATGGGAAGTAAATTTGGCAAAATGGATGGATGATAATGGAATTTATTGGGAGCGCAGTAGAAAGCGTCATATGTTTTGGTGGACGGATGATGACGGTCAAAAACGACGATATTATCCAGATTTCTATCTACCGGATTATGATGTCTATCTTGACCCCAAAAACAAATACCGAATGAAAATGGACGAATACAAATTGACAAAAGTTGTAAATGAAAATGGAATTCATCTCATTTGGGGAGAAATAGAGAATGTGAAAAAAGAAATTGACACTTTGCGTAGAATGTGATATATGTATGGGAGTAATGACACTCCGAGGGCACTTCCCTTGAGTTCATTGGGGTTATCGTATAATGGTAGTACATGTGAATGGCATTCACAAAGTTGGGGTTCGACTCCCCATAACTCCACCAGTTAATATGAAAATTAAAATTGTAACTTTAAGTGATAAAAATCGTAAAGAAATAAGTGATGTTACATTTCCAACGTTAGAAAAATTTTCTATTAATACTGGGATTGAATTAACACGACATACATCTCTTATAGATCCATCAATACATGCAAAATGGAATAAATTTTTATCTTTGAAATTGGAAATAGAAAAATATGACTGGATAATATGGATGGATTCAGATATATCAATTATAAATAAAAATTTTGATTTAAAAAATTATTTATCTACATTTGATAAAAGGACAAACTTTTTAATTTCAATGGATTGTAATGGGCCATGTACAGGGTGTTTTGCATTGAGAAATTGTGAATGGTCTTATAATTTTATAAATACTGTTCTATTTTTAAAAAATACATGTGATATTAAAGAAGTGCCCCAAAATCGCACCGAATCTGATCAGGGATGTGTTCGGGTGTTAATAAAAAACTTTTCGAATATATCAAATTATGTGGAATATATACCAGAACATTTAATTCAAAATCCAAGAAGTGTATTTAATCCTGATGCATTTGCGATGCATTTTTGGTATGAATTAAGAGATAGAAATAGAATTATAGATTGTGCAACAGATATTGATAATGGTATATGGACGGAAGAACAATTAAAAAGTAAACAAAAAAATACAATTGTTGTAATGTAATAAATTCTCAATATATTTATCATCGGAATCATGATATGATTTAAGAAATAAAATTTCTTTGACATAGCAGATAGACCGATGATTAAATACCCCATAGTGTGTGACACATGGGAATAAGCGTGGAAAAGAAGTAAATATTTAAATATATTGAAGACCATGACAGGTTTCTCGGCCTAAAGCGAAGATAGCGATGACTGCGAAAAGGTCTAGGTATTAACTATCATAAGTTACTATGTCAAAGATCGGTGGGGTGGCTGAGTTGGTTTAAGGCACTTGTTTGGAAGACAAGCGTGCCCAAAAGCACCGTGGGTTCGAATCCCACCCCCACCGCCAATTTAGAAAGTATATATTATTATGAAAGCAAAACGTTTAGGTGATTTACAGCGAGTTATTAATCAAAATCCGCATTGGGCGGCGTTGAAAGAATATAATCATATTCGAGTGCAATTTCCTAATGGAAAAGAAAAACATTTATTATTTACGGATAAAGAAATTCAACGGGCTATAGACCGAGCCAATAAGAATCCGGAAGATCTGCCCAAAGTATCATGGGTCAGAGATTTCTTTGATTGATAAACAGGATGGTTAACCGGGCGGGGACCCGGGGCCGACTCGAAATCGGCACGCACCTCAGAGTGTGGGGATCGAGACCTCAGCCATCCGCCATTTTCAATGAAAAAACAGTTAATATTTATATTTATATTTTTCTTTGTATTGATTGCAAAAACTGAAAATGTACGGTTTAATGTACAATATGAAGGAAATACTAACGAAACTGCCGGATTTGCCATTTATTATGGCCCGGCATCTCGCCAATATACCAATCATCAAATAGTAAAAAATTCTACTAATATCACTATCACGAATCTACCATCCAATTCTTCGTTTTATTTATCTGGACGATCTATCAGGTTTGACGGATTGGAGTCGGATTTAGGAAACGAATTATTTATAACAACCACACCTATTATAACCAATCAATTACCAAGTGCAGTGAAAGATTTTCGGCTTTCTCACGTTTATATGAATATTTATTAATATGAAAAAATTTATTGCATCAATTTTACTTTTGGGTAGCTTATTTATTGCCATACCTCAAACGGTATCGTACGACGCCCTGTTTACATGGACTCAAAATCCACCGGAAGAATTAGTAATGGGATATAGAATTGAATATATTAAATCTCCAGTAGTAACAAACTGGACATATTTAACATATGTTAATTCGGCTACAAATGCAGTAACAATTAAAGGATTGCAACCGGGGTTTTTATATCAATTTAGAGCATTTGCTGTAAATGCCGTTGGAATAGGAACAAATGAATCAAATATTATTCTTTTGCCAGAATCCATTCCTTCGGCAGTTAGCAATTTTGTAAATGCTCCGAAATAATTCTTGACATCCCCAAAGACGTATGTTAAAATTGTATCCGTAACATGATATAAAATTAATAAGTTATGAATGCAGAAATAGGAATTTGGTTTTTAGTCGTTGGATTATTCTTCCCTCGAATTGCATTGTTTTTTTGGTGGTGGGCTGGAAATTTACCCGCTAATACCACGCCCTTTGCATTTGATGTAATTAGTGCAATTATATTACCTCGGTTCCTTATTCTCATGTATATTTTCGAGAATCAAGGATATTCGGAATGGTTTTTTATTCATTTCATATTTCTAATTCTATCTATATGGACATCAATGAGTGCTAATAGATTATATGGAAAACATGGAAGGGATTAAATCTTTAAAAATTACAAAGTAAATATGGAAGATTCTATATTTGTAAAATGCACTTGTCATTGTAGTGTTGCCGAATTTAAATATGTAAAAGAAGAGGACGCCCTAGAAATTTCTATATGGGCTTCTCATCCGGGAAAAATTCTTTCTCATGAAGAACGAGTTCGATGGTGTAATCATATAATGGAAACTGGCGATCCCTGGGCAGATTATGCCATCGTAAATAAAGAAGATGCCAAGCGGATTGCCGAGTATATAGAAAAACATATAACCTCATCATAATATGGGAAAAAAACGAAAAAAGTCCAACGTAAAAGAAATGGAAATTATGGAAGATCTTCAACCAGAAATTACTGTTGAAGAAGGAACGAAAAAAGATGTAAAATATGTTGTGGTAAGAGAGGGGCATAGAGTATCAGATAAAGAATATGATTCGGCAACGGACCCTGTATGTATAGAAGAAGTAAATTTTTGGACTAAAGTTGCTAAAAATCATTCATATGGTGAAAAGGTGGAAGTAGTACCATATGATTCAAAAAAGCATAGAGTTTGGTAATTTAAGGAGGATTCGTATAGTAAGGTGATGAAATAATACTATATGAGAGAATGGGCGTCATTTATTGACGCCCATTTTTTTTGTGCACAATACTTATAAGTATAGGTATGTTAATTTATGCTTTATTTATAGATTTTTTCTTGATATTTATGAATATGGTCAAGAAAAGGAAACGGGCTTCTTTAAAACTAGAAAACGAAAGATATATTGTTCCTTCATCAAATGAAGAAATGAAAACTTTCGTGGGTAAATTTAAAATAGATATGATGGAACATGTAGTTTCATCAATTAAATTTGCTGTCGAAAACAAACTCCCTATAGTCGAAGTATTTCAATTTAAAAATTCTCCCTTTGTCGTTACAATTACCGAAAAAGAATTTGATGTTAATTTACGACATATAATAAGTTATTATCGGGAGAACGAAATTTATGAGTTATGTCCACGCATAGAACAATTACGTGAAATTATCAAACAAAAAACGAATGAAAAAGAAAGTCCAGAAAATAACGAAGGATTTAATAATTCACCCCAATGAAATTAAAACTGATCATAGTCCCATTATTCCACAGAGAAATAAATTAAAAGCCACATTAAAAATTTTTCAAAGAGAACTAACTGAAACTCAAAAAAAATTTTTAAAATTGGCCGAAGATAAATCTACAAAAATTATATTTGTTTCCGGTCCTGCGGGAACGAGTAAAACTTATCTTTCGGTATTACATGCTCTTAAAATGATCAACGAAAAAAAAGTAAGTGATTTAATTTATATAAGAAGTGCCGTAGAAAGTGCTGATTCTAAATTAGGATTTTTACCTGGAGAAGCCAATGAAAAATTGGCACCATATATTCAACCTCTTTTAGATAAATTGTCGGAGTTATTGCCCAAAGAAGATATAGACTTATTATTAAAGGAAGAACGGGTATCCGGAGTACCTGTAGGATTTTTAAGAGGATTAAATTGGAACGCTAAAGTTATAATCGGGGATGAAGCTCAAAATATGTCTTACAAAGAACTTTTTACACTTATTACACGAATTGGGGAATTTTCAAAAGTATTTATATTAGGAGATCCAGAGCAAAGTGATATTAACGGAAAAACGGGATTTATGAAGATGTTAAGTCATTTTGATGACGAAGAAAGCCGTCAAAATGGAATACATGTATTTCGTTTTACCGAAGAAGATATTGTTAGAAGCGGATTAGTACAATTTATAATAAAAAAAGTACGTAGCGAAATAATTAAAATAAATCAAATAAACAATAAAATAAAACGGCTCTGAGATTCTATATATATAGGATATTATGGCAAATAAACGCATTTCACAATTAGCAGAAATCCATGCGGAAGATTTAAGCAAGGATGATCTATTGTTATTATCCGATGTTTCGGAACATGAATCTAAAAAGTTAAAATTAACAGATTTGGGGTCATTCTTATTAGATGAAGTTAATACAGGTTCTTTATATGGAACCGCAAGTTGGGCACACATGGCAGTATATGCTTTAGGAGCGCCCATTCCAAAAAAAGTTGATTCTTCTTCTATTTCTGATTATTCATTGTATTCAAAAAATGCAAAAAATGCTGAAACGGCCAGTTCATCATCTTATGCATTAAGTAGCTCTTATTCAATAACATCTTCTTATGCTTTAGTAGCCGAAACGTATTTAGCATTTTCGGCAGCATTTGCCGATTATGCGAAAACTGCATCGTATCTAAGATACACTGGAATACCTAATGGAACGGCTTCATACGCTTTTACGGCGTCATTAACAAAAGGAACTTCTTCTTATGCATTTACTTCATCTTTTTCAGAATCTTCTTCATATTCGGAGTCTTCTTCATATTCTGATTATTCGACATATGCAACATATGCCGATAATTTTACAGGAGAACTTCCTACTCCAACAGAAGCATTGAGGGCATTATTGGCAGACAATGCTACGGAAGCTGATCATGCGCAAGAATCCGAAACGGCATCTTATTTAAAATATCAAGGAATACCTAATGGAACAGCTTCATATGCTATGGCTGTTAAACAAAATTATGATATTTTATATAATCATGGAATATATTTAGCACATACACATTCTAAAGGTAGAACTCAATTAGATAAAGTTTCTATTTCTTCTCCTCGTGGAATGGGAGTAAGAACGGGATTTGATACTGCTGGTACAGTTATTATTCCTTGTTCTTCATCGAATTATTTTACATGTTCCATTGAATTACTGGCAACAAACAAGTGGAGTGGCGTGACGACGGAATTAGATTCGTCTCCTCTTGAAGCTTCATTATGGATTAATGAGGATACAGGAACAATTAGTGTGCCGTTTAAATTAATGGGAGAAATGATGGCAACTGGAAGTTTAATGGTATATGTAACTACATCGAACGGTGCTATTATACATCCAGATCGCATAGGAAGATTTAATATTTATAGCAATTCTCCTGAAATCCAAGTGGAACCAGATGTGGAAATGAGTTTACAGGTTCTTAATCAAAGTGAATCTCCTATTCAATTTTTATATGAATCTAATGGATCATGGGTTACTGGGTATGATTATCAATGTTATAATGTTAGAGAAACAGTGACGAAAATAAATTTAAATAATTTATTTGTTTCAAAGGTAAAATATGCTTGGTTAATGCCAAATTTAATAGAATTTAGCGCAGAAAACGATCTGTATTTAACTGATGTAGGAGGAATGCCCCAATCTTTAATTTCGATGTCTATTATAAATAGTAAAATAGATGAATTGGCTCCTTTTCCAAAAACATTAGAATATTTTAAGTGTAATAATAATACATTTTTAAATTCTATTCCGGCTTTACCAGAAACTATAATTTATATGAATATTGCAAATTGTAATATTTCTAAATTTAATATTGAAAGCATTCTTTATCAATTAATTGAAGCGGGGTTGAACAATGGATATGTTAATGTAATTGGTAATACCAATACTTATACTGCGCAAACTGATACGTATATTTCAACTTTACAAGGCCGAGGATGGACTTGCATAACTTAATGTTTTGACTTATGGATGATAGAATTAAAATTAGTGAATTAAACGAATTTCCAATAAATGAAGATCCATTGCAAGGAGAAGATTTTCTTCCAATGGTTAATAGTAGTTCAATGACGACTTATCGTATTGGTGTTGAAGAACTTGGCGAAGCTATTACTGCAATGAATCCTCCACCTACTGAAGCATTATGGGCAGATCATGCTGAAAGCGCATCATTTGCTTCTCAATCTTTAACTGCTTCTTTAGCGGATTATGCCAAAGTAGCCGGAAATGTAAATACGACAGGAAGCATACATTATTATACGAAATGGACAAAACATAAAGAACCCGGTCCTAATGGTTGTTTAAGTGTAGATAGTGGATTATACCATTCACATAGTTATGAAGGAACTCCATCTAATGAACCTCCGGTTGAATTTAAAAGACCGGGAAGTTCAATTGTAATAGTTGGTTCATTTAATCCAAATGATGTTTCGAATACTAAGCGAGAAGATTTCAAATCTTACGGCTATTGGAATTATCGGCAAAATTTTCCTAAAGGTGTTCCAAGAGGTACAGCACGTGGACTTTTTACTGAGCATCCTATTGTATCTCCTTGGGGGGCACTTACTGATCAATCAACATGGATATTTGTAACGGGAAGTTATCCATTAGTAGATCCTGAAACTAACAAGGTATCTGTCGAAGATGAGTGGTTATTAGAACGCCCAGATTGTCAAACTTATTATTGGTCGGGAAGTTCCGATACGGAAAATGTTATTGGATCGGGCATGTATGAAATAGGAAGAGAACCCAATGCTATTGCTAATGCATTTAATGGAAAATGGGTTAGAATAGCAGCAATAAGCAATCGTGAACCAGTGGTTTCGGATCATTCGGCGTATGGTGAAGCTTATACTCCTTGGGGAGGGTTTTTCGGAAGAGTTCGAATAGAACTGACTACAGGTAATACAGGAACTAATATTTCTCATGTAGTTGACATGGATATACATAGTGGACCGCATTCGGGAGGGGATTCTGTTCGAGTATTACATTCGAGTATATACAATGGAATGCTTATTCGCAAATTGAGACTTTCAAGATGGACTAATATTTTAGATGTACCTCCGAGTGAATATACATATACTGATCCTGCTAAGTCTTTAGATATTTTCGTAGATAATTTAGATGAGCGTGATAATTATTTACGGATAACTCTTCAATCGTGGGGTGGCGTTCGTTTTCTTAGACAACCAAATATAGGTCCTCCACCATTATATGATACTGGAAGTGCTAATCTTAATCCTCCTCCTAACATGTGTTCGTATTTGATATTCCCAGCTAATCCTGGATACTATTCTACGCTGGGAGATAAACAGGGAGACGCTCGGCAAGGAATGGGGGCACAACCATATATGTTTCTTGGGAAAAAAATAATAATGGATCCTAATAGAAACTTAATTACTGAAAGTGGTTGGAAAAATGACGAACCTATTGAGACATATAAACCATATTCTTTGTGGGTAAGTGGAACTATTTCTACACATAAATATTATGCCGAAGACGATGAGGGAAAAAGTGGACAAATGTTAACATATGATCCAATACAATCTCAGTGGAGATTGTGGACTGCTAAGGGAGGAATTTTAATTAATTCGGCATCATCGGTAGATTCTCCAATGGAATTAACGCCGAAAGATACTGTGGCCGTTGGTACTATTATGGCTTATGCCGGAACGACGGCACCTTTGAATTGGTTAGAATGCGATGGCCAAGTTTTAGAAACTAAAAGTTATTATGATTTATATGACGCAATTAAAGTACCCCCCGGAAGAAATTCAAATGCATGGTATGGTTATCTTTGTGATAAGAATGGAAATAGAACTTTAAGTGGAAAATATTTTAAACTTCCTGATTTAAGAGGATTCTTTTTGCGAGGATTAAATACTACAACAGTAGGAGATATTTATCGAGATGAAAATAGACCATTTGCATCCGGGCAATCTGCTAGTTTAGGAAATCATTATCATGGTGTTGGAAATTTTGTCGACGGAACGGGTAATACCAATGATTTTTATTTAATTTCACGTTCATGGGTTTCTACTACTAACGTATATACGGGAAGATATGTACCTATAAAAAGTAATACGTGGGGGGGAAGACAATTGCAGCAAGGAACGAGTATCGGTGGAAACTATGATTATAAATCTTGGCCCATAGCAACAGCACATCCTGAAGCATTTAACGGGCAATTATATCCTAGAAATGTGGCAATGATGTATATCATTAAATATAGTTCCGCCGTTGATTACGCTAATGCAAATACCCCATTACAGGGAGATGTTGGAGGAACAATAAATTCTAGTGTAGTAACTAAATTGCGTGGAAAATCTATTTCGACAACTGCTCCGACGGATGATCAGGTTTTAATGTATAATGCGGGAAGTGCTCAATGGGAACCTAAAAATCTTCCAAATATAGGAGCCGCAGTAGGAAATGGGAAATCATATATTGTAGCAAATCCTGGAGGTGCATTTGTTTCTCACGATGGAACGTATTTATATGTATTTACACATGATGAACTTCGAAAGAAAACTAATTTAACGAGAATTCATATGGTAACAAATGAAGTTAAATTTATAACTTCATTAGATTTAGATACTAATATATTAAGTCGAGATATAGGATGTAAATTGTATAAAGTAACTTATGATAATACTAATCCATATAAAGTTTTATATACAAGATATGATGGATTTTATCAACTTAATTTACATGATCATTCAATAGAGAAAATACATGATCTTGAAGATTTAAGTCGACAACTTCCGTGTTCTCATAGTGTTGATGGAAGCAACAAGATTGATAGAACATGGTTCTTGAATTTAACGTATGGGGTTGCAACCGATGTTGGTACTTTTCCACGCACAAAATATACTTCTATTTATTATTCGGCAGGAGCATGGATAAAAAATGAGAATGTTCCCTCAATAGATTTTGCGAAATTTACCAACAATGACGATAATATTGAATTTAAACAATTTTATAATTCATTTCCCGAATTAGAACCAGATGATGATGATGGAAGTCGTTCTTATGTTTTTGGGTTTGATTATAATATTATTACTCATAAATATTATTTAATTGATAATACCTATGGATATTTACACATTTTCAATAATTCAAAAGATAACTTCGTAGAAGGATGGGTAAATGATAAATTTACTTATGAAAAGACCTTAGCCATTCCAAATGTTGGAAGTGGGGATTGGTCAACAGATAGAAAAGAAGAAAAATATGTTATAGATATAAACCCCGATACAGGAGATGAACGAGGAATTATCTATTATCGTTCAGCCAATACGGGATCTCATGGAGTAGTTGGTTATGTAAATTGGCCGGGGACATAATTATATTTATAAATTATATGAAAGATCAAATTATTGACCGAATTATTCGGTTTGACAAATTATTAGGTATAACTGCTCTTAGCATTGCTTTTGCGGCAGCATTTTTTTCTGTATATGGTATTGCTACACTTTTTGCGGGCGCATTTACTTTTGCTGCATTCATGGCTTCAACTTTAGAAGTTGGAAAAATAGTATCAGTAATATTTTTGTACCGTTATTGGAAAAAAACACAGGGATTTCTTAAAACATATCTCGGAATTGCTGTTTTTGTATTAATGTTAATAACCTCGTTAGGAATTTTTGGATATTTGTCGGCAGCGTATCAAAAATCGGCAATTGAATTTAAAGAAGCCCAAGAAAAAATAGTAGTTGTTGAATCTAAAAAAGTATATTTGAATGAGAAAATTGAACAATCTAAGGCTAGAATTAAAACTCTTAATGATATGCGAGTTATGCAAGAAAGTCGTATGTCAGAAGCTTTAACTAATGCTTTTTTAATTAGAAATCCGATACAATTAAAACAAATACAAGAACAAACGGCGGAATTAATTAAATCTGCTGATTCGGATATTAGGGCCGAAAATGAAAACATACAACAAACAATGAATGAAATTGTTGCTATAAATCAACAAGTAACAGATATGAAATTTTCGGCGGCAGGGAAAAAGGATATACGAACATTTCAATTTGTAGCGGACCAATTTGGCACAACTTTAGATAAAGTGGCTAAGTATTTTATTTTAATAATTATTTTTGTATTTGATCCTTTAGCTATATCTTTAATTTTAGCTTATAATGTAGCAACTTATAAAAGAATAGAAGACAAAGATAATATTCCTGTTCCAGTTATAAAATCGGGAGAAAAATCGGAACTATCTTCTAAAGAACCTATGAAAGAAACTATAAAACCTATTTTAGATAATAAACCGGAAGAAATCATAAAAAATCCTACGGAAGAAAATCAAAGTAAATTTAAAAAAATAGTTAATTTAATTAAATCTCCGGAAATTGTACAAGAAAAAAAGAAGTCCGGATTAAAGACATCTGATAAAAAAACTCATAAATATCATGATCCTTATGGGAAGGGACCGAGACAACCTTGGTTATAAAAATGAATATAATAAGTTGACAATACGTTAATTATAGTATATTCTATTTGCATAAAAATGAAGAAATTTAACATCTTTCATAAAAAGTTTTATATATATGCGTCAGAAATTTAATAAACTATTAGTAAAATACTATGGATCAATCTGATATAATATATGTAATGGAAATTTTGAAAGATGCAATCGATGAAAAAGATTGGGATAAAGTAGAAGAAGCAAATGAAACTCTAAAAGAATTTTTAGACTCGGATGAGTTTCATTTGGAAGAATAGATATTATGATTACATTTATTTTGATTACGGGCTTAATTATTTCCTTTATAATTAATATTATTTTATTTGTACTAATTAAACGACTTATTAAAAAAATCGATATTTATGAAGAATGGATATTAGATTTTCAAACCGATGTTATATCGACATTGGAACAAATGCGTGAAATAGATCGGCAAGGTACTTTTGCTACATCTATGAATGAAAAGGGAATATTTGAGTCGGATGATCAAGTAGGTAATATTTTTAAGGAATTATTGGCTCTAGTCGAAAAACTAGAACAAAGGATTCAATGAAAAAGAAAAATAAAGTTGCAACAAAAATACATTTAAAAAAGAAGCCCATTCGAAAAAAATATATAAAGGTAATTCGAAAAATTAAAAATAAATGGCGAGAAACTAAAAAAAAGGTATTGCCCAAACCAAAACCGAAGCCGAAGCCTAAGACAAGACCTAAATTAAAGCCGAAGACGGGGGAGAATAGAATTCTTAATTCAAAAATAAAATCAAATTCAAAGAATATTAAATCTAAAAATAAATCTTTGCAGTTGATTCCCGTTTCTCATGATCTTGTAATAACAATACCAGAATCCGTCCCCGAAAAACGCACGAGAAAGAGAAGAAGTAAAAATTCGGCCCGTATGTATTTTACTCAAGAAACAGAAGATGCAATTATTGAATATAATAATACTGAAGATTTAGAATTAAGAGAGAAAATATTTCAAGAAAAGATATTACATCCATTTCAAAAACTGGTAGAAAATGTATTTAATACATTTAAATTTTCTTATTTTGAAACGGGTCCTTTAGATGTACAAAAAGAATGTTTAACCCATTTAGTGGCAAATATGCATAAGTTTGACCCCTCTCGTAAAAGTAAGACGGATCCAGATAAAAAGACAAAAGCTTTTGCTTATTTTTCAATTATAGCTAAACATTATTTAATATTATTAAATAATACTAATTATAAAAAATTTAATCAAAACCTTGAAATAAGTGAGGAAAGAGAGGAAAATACAATTCAATTACAAATGGATGATAAATATTATGCACAACAAGAAATGTCGGATTTTATTAGATTAATGGTAGAATTTTGGGAAAAAAACGCCGAAAAAGTATTTACAAAACAGAGAGATTTAAATATAGCGAATGCAGTAATAGAATTATTCCGCAATTCGGATCGGGCTGAAGCATTTAATAAAAAAGCTTTATATTTGTATATTAGAGACATGGCTTCATGTAAAACTCAACAAATAACTAAAGTTATAAATCGAATGAAACAATATCATGATAATATTCAAAAGTCTTATATTGAAAATGGATACGTAAATACGGATCGGAATTCTATAATTTAATTTTCTTTAAAGAAGAATAAGTAATAATAACTATTTATGTGCATATGGCAAATGTTAATTTTGAAATTTATGATGGGAAAACATTTAAAGATTTATGTAAAGAAGTAGTTTTACGTTCCCAAAGTAAAAAAGATCAACTAGATACGTTAATTTCTGATATTCGAAGTCAAATTACGCAGCCTAATGACTTACAAGTTTTTATACCAAGAATTAAAGAATTATTGGAAATAGGGGTTAAAAATGACGAACAATTGATTAAATTGGCCGCAGTTTTACAAAGGCTAGAATCGGCTCAAATTGAAGCTACGGGGGGCGAACCTACAGGATTAACAGATGCCGAGAAGGAGCAATTAATGAAAGCTAAATTGCGAGAATTAGAAGATTTAAAAGAAATTAAAAAAGAAATAGATAAACCAATTGATGTAAAATGATATGGCATACTGGAAAGGAATACCTAAAGATGTACGGAAATTAGATAGTTTTGGATTATCTACCAGCACAAGTAATATATCTATTACTCCTGGGGAATTTTATGAATTAGAATTAGCAGTAGTATTAGATATTATATTGGATGAAAAACATCCTATGATAAAAGAAGGAGAATTTCCTCATTCTCGTATAGATGTTAATAGATGGCCTGCGGATGTAGAAGATAAAGAGCCCAAAGATACTGATGTAGATTATACTTGGATTGGACGGGCTTTAGTTAGACCACTACAAACTGAAAAATCAACTGATAAAGATGAATTATTATGGGCATTTCCTTTGGAATCTAATATTTCCGAATATCCATTAATAAATGAATTGGTTGTTTTATATCGATTAGGTGAAAAGGTTTATTACTCTCGTAAATTAAATTATCAAAATTGGCAAAATAATAATCTTGATTTTGCAATAGAAGGAGAAACGTCTGGGAAAGACAATAAAATTTTATTTACGGATGAAATATTAACGGGGAGTAAAGAATCTCTAACTAATCATAAGGGGAATACAGGATTTCATGGATATGCGGGGCAATATTTTGTGGCTAATAATAAAATACGGGCAGTTAAAAGACGAGAGGGAGATTTACATATAGAAAGCCGATTTGGGCAAAATATTATTTTTAGAGCATATGATAGGAACCGTAAAAATGATATAGGATATGATAAATATCCGGATTATAAAGATTCGGGAAATCCTATGATTATTGTGCGTAACCGGCAACGAAAAATTCTAAAGGCCGGAGAAAAATTAACATTAAATCATAGTCCCAATCCGGCAACAGTTATTGGAACGGTACATGAAAAGAATGTGGGGGGATATGTTGAAGAAAATATTAATCATGACGGCACTTCAATATACATTACTAGCGGTTTAACTATAAGTGATTGGGTTACGACGTGTTTTAAAAGAATGTTTAGTGATGTTAAAGGGGAAGAAGTTGGTGCTTTTAAAGGGAAAAGTGATTTTAAATATCCAATATTAAATGGGGATCAGATTGTAATTAATACAGACCGTTTAATTTTTTCTTCCCGGTATGGTGAAACGTTTCATTATTCTAAAAAGAGATATGCCATAGTTACGGATAATGAATATACTGTTGATGCTCATGAACAAATGGTACTGACTACTCACCAAAAAATAGTATTAAATTCTCCCGCAATTTATTTGGGAGAATACGATAAAACCGACGAACCCGTTTTATTAGGACAAACTACAGTTAATTGGTTATATGAATTATGTAACTGGTTATTAAAACATACTCATTGGTATATACATTCCCACACACATGCAGGGAAAGAATCTCCGTCTCAAACTCAATTACCTGTACAAGTTCAATCTCTCATTGCTTTAAGAGATAAATTACATACTTTAATGAGCCGTAGGGTATATGTAACAGGAGGAGGATTTGCTCCTGGTCAAAATGGAGCCGAAATTGAAGAAGGAAAACCTCCTGTAAAAATTAATGTCTGGAGCGGAACAGGAGTTCCGGGAGGATTTAGGGGAAAAAATCATAGATAAAGTTAATACATAATAACATTATAAAATATATTTATAAATATGAAGAAAGAAGAATTCAATAAACTTACACAAATAATTGAATTATTAGTACGTAAAGAAGTTCAAAAAGAGCTTAAAGCCCAGCTTCCTGCTTTGATTTCTGAAGAAATCCATAATATAGTGGAAAATTTACAAAAATCGCCTGATTCTTCAATAATTAATGAAACAATACAGAATACAAATAGTGAAGAAAATTTTGAATTATCTATGCGGGAGTTATTTGCCGGAGTGAATCCGATGGGAATAAATGAATTAAATTCGTCGAATATATCAAAATCTTCTCCGAAACGTTATACAAACAATCCTATTATAAATCAAATTTTAAATGAAACGACTTCCGATTTAAGACAAAGAGAGCGGATGGTTGGTGGGGCGGCGCAATTGGGAGGGTATTCTCCATCAGTAGCAATGGCAGCGTCCAATATTCCTCAAATATCTATGACTGGTCCCGGAGAAATGATGGATGATAATGAAATACCTTCTTTATCAAAAATGCCAACAATGCCTACAGCGGGTTCTGATGGAATGAAAAATATACAAATTTCTCGTCCACCAGATTTAGTTGAAGGACAAGAAAGTACATATGCTCCATTAGAATCTTTACCCGAGGGGGTATCAGCATTAGATGTTGCTCGTCAAGTTCCATTAGCCGATCCAGTGGCCAGAGCGTTAACTCGAAATTATTCGGCAGTAATGAAAAAAATAGATGAAAAAAAGAATTTTGTAAAGTAATATGAATTTAACCAATATTTCCACTATGTCTAATCCAATTGGAATTTTACTTCCTTTTCGTCGAGGGAAAGTGGGATATTTTGATCAATCGGTTGATACTTTCACGGCATATCGCATGAATATTATTAATTTAATTAGAACTAAACCGGGTGAAAGAAGAATGAATCCAACATTTGGATGTCATTTATGGAATGTAATATTTGAACAAAATGATCAATTTATTATTGAAAAAATAAGCCGGATTATTGAAGAAGATATTGCACAATGGATTCCCGGAGTAGGTGTATCTAATGTCGAAGTTAAATATTTTGATGATGATAAAACTATAGATCATCGAGATACTTATAAATTATATATAGCAGTACATTTTATAATAAATTCTATAAATTATGAGGATATGGTAGAAATTGTACTTAATACTGGAAAAATTTAATTATGGCTAATACAATACAAAAAGATTTTTCTCCAAATAGTAAAGATGTTCGGTATCTTAATAGAGATTTTTCTCAATTTCGAGAATCATTAATTAATTTTTCTAAAACGTATTTTCCTCATACATATAAAGATTTTTCTCCCGCTTCTCCCGGAATGATGTTTATTGAACAGGTGGCATATGTTGGAGATGTTTTAAGTTATTATACTGATTATGCCTTTAAAGAGGGGCAAATGTTTTCGGCTACGGAAAGAAAAAATATAGTTTCTTTAGCCTCTCAAATGGGATATAAAATCAAACCGGCAAGAGCAGCAATTGGTGAAATTACTTTAATGCAATTATGTCCGGCGGCAGATGATGGAATGGGAAATTATTTCCCCGATCCAGATTACATGTTAATAATTAAAGAAAATTCTCAATTTTCAACGAATGAGAATGCTTATTTTATTTTAAATTCTGTAGTTGATTTTTCTATTAATACGGCTGCATCTCCCCGAAAAGAGGAAATATATTCTCGCAATCCAGATGGAACCCCATTATTTTTCTTATTAACTAAAAAGGGATCGGTTAGTGCTGGACAAATTTATACTAAAGAAGTAGTTGTTGGATCTCCTTCTCCATATTTTACTGTTAAATTGGGAGAAAAAAATGTACTTTCTATTTTGAGTATTGTGGACTCAGATGATAATAATTGGTATGAAACGGAATATTTGGCACAAGAATTAGTACCCATTTCAGTGCCTAATATTGATCAATATGAAGGTTCATTGTCTCAATATAGAGATTCAGTTCCATATATTTTAAAATATTTAAAAACGTCCCGTCGATTTGTTGTTAATGTAGATGAAGAAAATTACACTTATATTCAATTTGGGGCGGGAATAAGTGGAACGAGCGATGAAATTGTTACATTTGATTCTAATTTACTTGGAGTGGGGTTGGTTAACTCTTCCAGAGTTAATATTCCGCTAGATCCGAGCAATTTTCTTAGTAATGAAAATTATGGCATGGCACCTCAAAACACTGTATTGACTATTACATATTTAATAGGTGGCGGATTAAATAGTAATTGTCAAAGTGATGAAATAAAAAATGTAGCTTCAGTATTATTTGATAATCCATCCGAAGGACTTCTTCCGGAACAAGTCGAATTATTAAATACTGTCAAAAATTCATTACAAGTAACCAATATGGAACCTGTGGTTGGGGGGAAAGATGCCGAAACAAATGAAGAAATTAAATTAAATGCAATGGCTCATTTTGCATCTCAAAATCGTGCCGTAACTCAAAATGATTATTTAGTAAGAATCTATTCTCTTCCTCCTCAATTTGGATCAATTGCCAAAGCGCAAATTGTATCGGATTCTAATTTAAATATAGGGATAAATAAAATTTTAGATGGGGTTATTGATTCAAATAATAATGGATCTGTTATTGATAATAGAGTTAATAATTATTTCAGGAAAGTATCATATGATATAACAAATCCTTTTGCTATTAATGTCTATATATTATCATATGATTCTCAAAAACGTCTTATTAAACCAAATAAAGCATTAATAAAAAATCTTATTACATATCTTAAACAATATCGTATAATTACCGATGGAATTAATATTATCGATGGATATATTATAAATATTGGGGTTGAGTTTTCTATTACAGTATATAAAGGATATAATAAAAAAGATGTTTTATTAAGTTGTATAAAAACCGTTCAAAATTTCTTTAATATAGATAAATGGAACTTTTCTCAACCTATTAATTTAAGCCAATTACAATTAGAAATTGCTAAAGTAAATGGAGTTCAATCTGTAGTTAATGTTAAAATTACAAATAAAACATCGTTAGATGGAGATTATTCGCCTGTGGAATATGATATAAAAGCTGCTACTAAAAATGGTATAATTTATCCTTCTGTAGATCCTTCAGTTTTTGAAGTTAAATTCCCCAGTTCCGATATAATAGGCGCTTGTTTATAATTTTAGAATATAAAAATAATCCCGGAATTTCTCTCATTTTTTCATATTTATAGATATATGATTCGGCTAAAGTCTTTATTGAGAGAAAGTGGAGATGGGATAATAGATAAATTTATTTCTATACTTCCAAAATATGGCCTCGAATTTCATGATCCGGCAAGGTCAGAACATGCATTTAGAAGACATGGCTATATTTATCCTACAATTACAGATAAAGATCATACAATTAAAGTAGCATTAGATCGAACTGATATATATGTGTATAAAGGCCGTGTTTGGCTTGGAGATCCGAGCCAACCATTAAAACATGGGTATGTTATGCAAGCAATGGTAACAAATCCCGAATATAGGAATAAAGGAAAGGCCAAAGAAATATTAAAAGCAATTACGGCGGCAGCAGATGAAGCCGGTTTAATATTAAAATTAGAACCGGCTCCTATGATAGATTTAATGAATTCTAAAGAAAAGCGAAAAATAACTACGACATTTTTAAAAAATTTGTATGGTAAACATGGATTTAAATTGGAACCAGAAGGTAATATTATGACTAGAATTCCAGCAGATAAAGGAATATAATTATGCATCATTTTATTTATCCCGAAAAAGATACTTTTATAACTAATCATCAAGGATTAGAAAAGAAAAATTTTGGTCTCGACGAAATTTTACAGGTGGGCACCATTAATTCTCCCAGACCATATCTCAGTGAAACCAAAGAATATTTTTATAAAAATGAAATTTTAACTGGGAGAGTAGAATCTTTTACAGGAAATTTTGAAGGTTCTTTCTATGGAGAGGCTTTATTTGCTACGGGATCGATAATTGGAGAAAATTTATCATTTACTTCTTCATATTTTAAAGGAATTATAGATAGTGTACCAGTAGAAATAAGTGGTAATATAGAGGGAAGTGAAATTTCAGGAATGATTAGTGGATCAATTATTGCACCTGATTTTATCGAAAAATTTGATGGAGAACTTGTAAGAATTAACGGATGTTTACAAGGAACTGGTTCGGGAGTTGATGTTCGAACAGAAAAAAACTGGAAAGTAGTAAATTCTCAATATGTATATCGTTCATTATTAAAATTTAATTTAAATAAAATATCCGAATCAATAGCTAATGGTGAAATAACAGATCCTAAATTTTATTTGAATATAAAAATATGTAATGAATTTCAACTTCCACTTGAATATACAATTTATGCTTCTCCTATTAGTAAAGATTGGGATAAAGGAATAGGTTATTTATCGGATGGAGGATCCGATAGAGGTGCAAATTGGATATATCGAGATAAAAACGATGGTATTAAGTGGAATGATACTATTTTAACCGGACCTAAATCTGCTATAAATTTTATAGACAATCCCGAATTACTTCCAGTTGTATTTGGCTATGGCGGAGGAACGTGGCATTTAGAAGATACATGTAAGCAGGACTTTTCGCAACAATCGGCTGATGTACGAATGGATGTAACGCCAATTGTCATGAAATGGATTAGTGGAGAAATTCCTAATTATGGGTTTATTGTATATTGTTCCGATGAATTAGTTGGAACGGCATATGGTTTCATGCTGAAATTTTTCAGTAAAAATACTAATACAATTTATTCTCCATATTTGGATGTAGCATGGAATGATGCTACATTTGTTACAGGAAGTATTACGACGGGAAATGTAGAAATTAAAACGGATGGTCCGTGGATTTCGGCATCAATTTCTTCGGGTTCATCCATCAATGGAGAATTTAGTGGAAATTTCACGGGAAGTTCGATTTTTACTATTACTAAAAATTATCTAACGGCTAGTAATTATTTATTTCAAGATGAATTAGTACAAGAATTTACGGGAAGTTTTACTGGATCATTTTATACCGATGCGCAAGTTTCGGGAACAATTACCGGAAGTGATTTAACATTTACGGTAGATTATTTTAGTGGTTCTATAGATGAAACTAAAGACATCATTGAAACGATGGGTGGAGTTTCGGGAATTGATATAGATGGTGTAGTTGAGGGAAATTTATATTCTGAATTACCATTTGGAGAATATGAAGGATTATTAACAAGTTCCGCCACTTTCTTATCGGGATATGGCACTGGATATTATTTAGATCCAGTTTATAATAGATTTTGTGGATTTATTTTAGCTACAGGATCTTCGGGAAATATTATCGATTCTCCAGTAATTGGAGAAGCGTGTGGAATAATAACTATAAGTCAATCGGTTATAACGGGGTCTTGTGGGAAAACCTTTGATGCAAATTTAGTAACGGGTTCTTTTATAGATGGTGTATATAGTGGTAGTAATTTTACGGCGTATTACGTTAATAATCAATTAATGAGTGCATCTTTAACTGGTCGATGGACCGAGGCAGCTATTTTAGGTACAAATATAAATATTCCCATTCCTTCTGGATTTGAACCATATGCTTTGGCGTATATACATGGAAAATATGTAAAAGGAACGGCATTGGGAATTTATACTATTTCCGGATCTGAAAGTGCAAGCTTTGTTGGAAAATTTACCGAAGGTGCTCAGGCAGGAGTAGAATTAAATTTACAACTTAATGGAAGTATATATACCTCTAGTTATTCATATACAAGTAGCGTTGAATTAATTACTAATAAATTTAACAATCTTGATACAAGCGGGCAATTTTCTATAAATTTACAAAATTTACAGCCTGTATATAGGTCGGGAGATATAATAAAAATATTTGTATTTGGGCGGAAAAAATTTCCTCATAAATCATTTGGTCGATCTCCACAACAAGAACAATATACTATTCCTGAAATATTGCCCCGCACTTCATTTTATGCAATAAAAGACAATCAAACCGATGAAATTGTTATTCCGGCAGATAATTATACTCAAATAAGTTGTGAATATCCCGGAGGGAATTATTTTTATTTGGATACTACGGGATTACCACAAGAAAGATATTATCGTGTTTTAATTCAAGTTAGTGATGAAAATAACACTTATACAATAGATACAGGTAAAATTTTTAAAATTGTTCGGGGAGGTTCTACGGCGGAATCGACTTATCCTCCGGCAGGAGCGCCCGAGATAATGGTAATACAATTATAATATGAATAATTTTTCTCAAGACATTTATGAATTTAAAAAGAATGGAACTTATACCTATAAGTTTGATAATTCTGGAAATGCAATTTTTAATGAAAAATCTAGCAAATTTTCTCATGTTTATTTATCCATTCCACTAAGTAATCCGGTGATGGATGAAAATAAAATAAATAAATTTTATAATGTAGAATTTGAGGAATTTATTCCGGTCACTTCTTCAATAAAAGAAGAGTCCATAGCAATGAGTGTATTTACTCAACAAATGGAAATATTAAAGGAAGAAAACGAATCTTTAAAAACTAAACTCGATTCGGCCATATTAGCTAGCGAATCTAATAGATCTGTTGCTGATCAAATGGCAATTAAACAAACTATATTAGGACTTAGAATAGCATTGGGTGAAGGAAGAGTGGAAAGTGATTTTTCAGAAGATTTTCCATATACACCTTTAAAACACAACGAATATACCAGATAATATGATATTTTCTTCATATCAATTAATAAGTGAAAATTCTACCAGTTTAAATACGGGATCGTATTTAACACAAACAGAACATTTAATGTTTGTGAACGAAAATAAACCAGATATTTGGTATGGGGTTTCGGAACGGGATGCTATAGAATTAGGAGTTTGGAGTAGAAATAAAAAACTATTAAATTGGAGTACAATATATCAAAATAAAGAATATGTCCCTGTCACTCTTTCTTATACTGATCCTTTAAATTTTCCAGTTACATATTCTTATAATGAATTAAATTCGGAATTCGTTTTTTATCGGCATGAAAAAATTCTAGTTAATCCCATTGAACAACTTTCATCCTCTTTTAATATTTTATCTGGTAGTTATTTTTTAACTTATAATTTCATTCGGGAAATGGCAGGAAATGAAAATTCGCCATTAGTTATTAAAGATATTTCTCCATCTCGAAAAGAAATTAAATTAATACCGATGGGCAATTCTACATTGGCATATGATGCATATTGCCATAAAAAAGTATTGATTTCAGATATATCGCCTTTATATATTAATTCTATTAAAAATTGTCCATATGATGAAATTTATTCGCAATTATTAGAAAATTTCCCTGAAGAAATTAATACTATAAGAAATGTTTTTTTCTTAACATCGGAAGATTCTATAATACAATTTTTTAAAAATTTATATGAAGATCAGTGGATATATAATTCATCATTAGAATCGGCTATAGATTTTAATTTAAAATCAGATATTATTCGATTACAAGGAATTAAAACATATTTTATAAATTTCTTATTACAAAATTCATCAAAAATAATTGGATTTGAAGAATTAGATGATTATTTTAAAGGATATGTTTCGGCTTCTATAGAGCGAAAATTTTCAATGTTGGGGGCTAATCCGATTCAGCCATATATAAATGCTAAAACGGCGGTTTATGATTTTTTTGTTAAATATTTTTATTCTCCAATTTCAAAAAAATTGGCTAAAGAATATAATAACAAATATTATTTTCCATTTAAAAATGCACTAAATTTTGGAAATAATAGATTGCTTCCTATTATTAATAATGGGTTTATAGATGAACGAGAATCGCCCGAAGACCCCCTAACATTAATTATTAAATTACAATCGGAACTTCCTATTGATATTAATATTCAATCTAATTGTTGGGTATCTAATATTTCATTATCCCCTTACATTGTCAGTGCTATTTTAAAATTTTCTGATTTTGAAGATACATATAAAATAGGTGCTCCTAATTTTTCTATTCAAATTCCAGATATTAGTCTTACCAATACTAATTTAAAATATACCGAAGACGATTTACGTGAAGAACATCTAATATCTCGAGAATTAGTTGTTAGTAAAAATATTCAAGACCTTTCAATTGATTATACCGATTTTAAAAATTTTGTTGTATTTTCTTCGGCAGAAATGCGATTGAAAATATTCAAAAATAAAATGATTAATATTTCAAGATTAAATTCTGCTATAGAAATTTTAAACATAAAAAATAATGAGTTTATTGTATCAAGTGGCAGCAATTATCCGTATTATGAACATGAATATAAAAGTATTCAAAATCAATTAGATGAATTTATTAATACATTTGATGGGTATGAATCCTATTTGTATGACAAAGGATTTTTTAAATATGAAAATAAATCTTTTATTAGCGCCAGTTATATTAAAGATTTGGAATCCGAGGCTGTTCATTATGATAAATTAAATCGAGATAGTTTTATAAACAATTGTCCAGAATATATTTTATCTGATTCGGAAAATGATGAATATATCGTTTTTCTAACAATGATCGGACATTTTTTTGATAATATTTATATTTACATTTCTAATTTGCCATCAGAAAAAAAAGTTGGAAATAATGAATCGGAAGAATTTACTCGACGAATAGCAGATTATATTTTACAAGCATTTGGATGGAATATAGATGATACTTTAGAGCAATCAAATGTTTTGAATAATTATTTATCGTCAAATGAATTAAAAGAATTAAATCGTTTATCCGCCGAAGAAAGATTAAAAATTATAAGAAATAGATTACTTGTTAACCTTCCTCAGATTTATAAAACAAAAGGTACAGAAGAAGCAATTAAAATTATTTTATCTTGTTATGGAATTCCATCTTCATTATTAAGTGTTAGAGAATATGGAGGAATAAATTATCTTTCGGAAAATGCTTCTTATACTACATATGAGCGGGTTTATTTAAGACAGTGGAGTACTGCATCTCAATACGATACTTATTATTTATCTAATCCACCTGGAATGCGAACGTGTTTATTCAAATTTAGTATGGACAATGCTAAATTATATACTAAAAATAATGAATATATATTAATGGGAGGATTTGATAACTCAAATATAGAAAATACGGATGAATTGGCAACGGGAAAATGGTCGGTTGGATTTATTCGTACATATAAACCAAATAGTGGAAAATTATTTTTCCGGATTGGAACAAAAAATTCTCCAATTTTCAAAATATATAGCCCAGAATTTCCGATGTTTAATGGTAGCATATATAGTGTTATGTTACGACGAAATATGCCCGATGATGGGTTTGAATATACGGAAAATGATTTGTCCGTTCCATCAAAATTTGATTTATATGTGCAACAAAATGATTCGGGAAATAAAATATTACATTTAACTTCTAGTGGTATCTGTTATGATACGGCATCCAATCATTGGTTCAGTGGTGAAGGAAATATTCGAATTGGTGGATGGTTTACTTATTGGAATCGGGGAGGATACGATGGATGTTTTGATAAATTACAAACATGGTTTTCGGCATTAACAGATCAAGATTTTGAAAATTATGTTAATAATATAAACTCCTATGTATTTAGTGGTGCGGATCCACATAAAAATTTAATTTTTCGAATGCATTATGATTATCCTGTAAATCAACGTCAGCAATTAGTTAATGGTGAATGGACAGGAATTTGGAAAAATGGAAATCCATATTTTTCCGATGGCTCGGAAGATCGACTTGAAAAATTATATGGGATACACGGAATAAATGTAGATTACATGATAAATTCGGGAAGTTGGGCCGGAGCGCAAGAATTAATACCCGATAAATGTTCTCCAACGGGGTTTGTATCTCAATCCTGTTATCCGTGGCAATTCAAAGTGATTGATTATCCGAGTACTTGGAATGTATCTAAATATGGCCCTAATAAATTTAGAAATGAAAAAATTAATTATGTATCACAATCAGTTGAAGCTAGATTTGATCATTTAAATAGATCAACAAATACATTAAATTATAATATTGCTCCCGATTCCAATCAAATCGGAATTTTTGTTGATCCACAAGATTTTAAAAACCGGGATATAGTTCGTTATTTAGGAAATTGTGATTTAATGGATTCAATAGGAGATCCGGCAAATCAATTTGAATCTGAATATTCCTCATTAAAATTATTACGAAAACAATATTCAGATCTATATATGCCTTCAAGTGGAAGTAAAACCTTATTCAATGAATTATTAACTTTATATAAACTTTATTTTAATAAATCAATATTTGAAGCAATTAAAAATGTAATTCCTGCTAGAGCTAAACCCCTTATTGGAGTTCTAATTGAGCCGTCAATCTTAGAGCGGCCCAAATATCAGCTTAAAAAAATGGACAGTGAAATTAATATAAGCTCCTCTTTATTTTTAGAAACCCCCACATCTACATATTATGGTAGTAAAGAGAAGCTTGTAAATATTTCTGCATTTAATGCAGAAATGGAGCATTCAACATCTATTGTTGCATCGCATGTAGCATTGCCTTTACGAGATTTTCCGGCTAATTTTGGTGGGAACTATATTAGAGATTTTACAGATCCATATACTATGGGGCACTTTGCTGGGGGTATTTTATCTCAAGAAGAATTGGAATCGTTAATATTATTACCATATGTTTCTTTCATAGGAAATCCTAGATCGGGATATGCTCCATTAGATGTACAATTTAATAGTCAATATTTAAATGCTCAAGAATTTAAATGGGTATTTGGCGATGAAGATAAATATATTAGTGTTCCACGACTTTTTCCTATAGACCCCAATTTGAAACATTCCACTAATCCAAGATATATATATGAATTTGCCGGAACATATAATGTGTCTTTAACCGCATATAATGGTACTATTTTAAGTGGATTCCACAATACTGCTACTAAAAATGCTTATATTAGAGTAAATGAACCGGAAATTATTCCTTCCTTTGAACTGTATGATAAAAAAGATATGGTAGTCATAACCGAAGCGATTGCTGATAAAACCGAAGTAAAATTTAAAAATTTTAGTGTGGTAAACGCCAATCCCAATTTTCCAGTGGTATATAAATGGGAATTTGGAAATGGCGAAACAAAAACAGTAGAAGTAATACCAGGAGGACCTGTTGATGAAGATGAATATTCTCCGGTATATGTATATCCGGAAAAAGGAACTTATACTGCTAAATTAACAATTACTTCGGGAAGATATAGTAAATCAACAACTAAAAATATTAATGTACTTATGGCGGATGTTGATTGTGGAGGTTTATTGCAAGTTTCGGGTGGAGTGCGAACCTGGGGGAATCCTTATGAAAAGATAATAGATCTTGGTACGGATACAGGAGAGGTGTGGATGCGATATGATTCTTACAACATTCCAGATAGATTTATATTAGAATGGGATGGTGAAGAAAAAATTGATACTGGTTGGGTGGGAGATTACGGAAATTCCATAAATGCTACGAAATATATTGATGCATTAAAAGACCATGATCCTAGTTTGACTATAAGTGGAATAGGTCAGGGAACAATAAGCTTTAACAAAAATAAACGAGAACCAATTGTTGCTAAACTTATAGTGCATTGTCCTCTATTTACAACAGGATGGAGAGTAAAAATTGGGTGCCCAGGAAAAGGAGTGCCCTCAGAATTTGTATGAACGGAGAAATATTTTTTAACATGATCGAGAGACAACATCCGTTGTCTGGAAGCTCTTCATTTTTAATGAAACGGTGGAAAAAATATACCATTTATACTAAAGAAGGGCCGTATGTAAAAACTAGATATTTAAAAAGTGGATCTTATGGTTGGACCGGAAAAGAAAATACAATTGTTGATGCAAATACAGATATAGCATATAACCGAACCAACGATAGACAAAACGGTGTTTATTATGAAGAACCCAGTAATATATTGGATAATAAATACCAAACGGGATCCGTATGGTTGTATGATTATGTAGTAGTAAGTCAAGATTTTTATTATAAATACGTATATACTGAATCGGTGGAAAATCAAGATCCTTCGGTTGAGGATGATTATGTGGAGGGAAGCAATCCTCCTTTATGGAAACATGAAGCGGGAACGTGGAAAAACAGTCCCAATTCTATATATAGTAATTATATTGGGTATAAAACAAAAACCGGCAATAATTATATTTATCCTATTAATACATTTTTAACTGCTGCATATGGAAGACGGGTTTATGGATATGTAGAGGGATTTAAAGAAGATGACGAAGAATATACTCAAAGAATGAAAACGCCCCGATTTTCGTCCGATGAATGTTATTTTGAAATAATTAAGGGGTATCCCCGAAACCATTATTCGCATAAAAGACATTTATTTTCTTTATATTCTTATAATACAATAGGAAAATTACGTAAAAATTATGATGGTACTATATCATTTGAAGAGGGGGTATATATAAGAAATCAACAAACAACAAAAACCACAGTCGGACAAGATAGTTTGGAAGATGGAACCCCACCAGTTCAATCTTTCCAAGTCGGAAATTTGAAATATGTTCAGACGGATAATGTAATTAATTAATAAAAAATCGATTTGGAATAATACTTATAGAATAGAACAATTATAAAGAAATATGGCCTTTATTGACAATCAATCTATTACTGTTGACGCAACTTTAACCAAAAAGGGAAGAGAGTTGCTAGCAAAACATGGAAATTTAAATATTACTTCCTTTGCATTGGCTGATGATGAGATAGATTATAGATTATATAATCCTAATCATCCAAATGGAAGTGCATTTTATGACATTGCCATTAGAAATACTCCTATATTTGAGCCATTAACGGACGAAACACAAGTGATGAAATATAAGCTTGTTACTTTAAATCAAGGAGTTACAGCAATACCAGTAATTTCTATTGCACAAGATAAAATTTTAGTTACAAAAAATTATACTGGAGATATTTTAATTTCACCATCAACTAATCCGGCATATAATTTACAGGCGGGATATACTGCTATTTTAGGAAATAAGAATGTTGGTTCATTAATTGTACAACAATCAAATGCCATTAATGTAGTATCAAATACAGTTCCTACTTTTGCCGGAGATATTAATACAACTAGCGCTCAGGTTGTAGTAGGAAACAGTTTTCGGTTTATTCCTAATAGCAGTTTAGGAAAAACAACAACTACAAATTTAACTATAGTAGGCAATGAATCGGGAGGAAGTATATCTATTGAAGTAACTGTCACTGTACCAACGCAATAATTTTATGATATTTAAAAAATTTAATCCTGAACAAGATATTGTAGCCGGGCGGACAACCCGGGTTGCCAGTGGGTTTTGGCCTAATGGACTTACTAATTGGAGCCAGAGTTACATAGTAGATGATTTTTGGACGTTGACTGGTTCTAATACGCCGTCCCCTTCATATGGAACGTCTTATTACGATGTACGCCGCACTATGTATTACACCAATGTTTATCCGGCGGTATCATATCGTAATAATTCAGATCCATATTTTTGTATAACGTATGGTCATATTGGAGGAGATGCTGGTAGTGGATCATGGGAACGAGAAGTGGAAAGCATTAAAGCAAATCCTACAAAAGTTATTTATACTCAATATAAAAATCTTCTATTAAGAAGTGGCGATGCGGACGTATTTAAAATGCGGGATGGTGAACGGTTAATCGAGGCTCCTGATATTTGGGTAATTGATTTCTCGTCATATAAAATGAAAGATCGCATTGATGAAGGATTATTAGAATTTTCATTAAGTGGTTCGGGAAATAAAATGTTGACTCTTATTGATGATTCAATTTATACTTCAAAAAATCAAAATGAATATCAAATAATTCAAGGAAGTTTAGATGATCCTCCAGAAACAGCAACTTATGAAGGACTAGGATTATTTTATCCGGCCAATGGTATTATTGTGCTTAATGCTAGTCGGGTGGCAGAACATTTAGGAATAAATAATGGGGAAGGTATTGGATATGGAATTGGAGACGGTCCTGTAGTCCCACATGGATTGTGGTCATATCGTCCTGGAAAAACTAATGATGGATTTTTTACAGATAGTATTGGATATACTTTCAATCATCGAACTTTATTTATATCTATGCTTCTAGCACAACGAACAATGAAAGTCCGTAAAAGTGAATATGTGCCGGCTCGTCATTATTTTGTTCGTGTAATGAATCGGGATTTTAATTATAGTAATAATCCGACATATATTTATGATGGTACAGACGGAATTCATGCAAAAGGAACTATTTATAATACGGATTTTATCAACGATCCAAAAACATATATTACTTCTGTAGGGTTGTATAATGAAAATAATGAACTTGTAGCCGTGGCTAAATTAAGCCGTCCAGCTATGAAATCATTTGATCAAGAGTTATTAATTAAAGTTAGATTGGATTTTTAATTATATTCCATTTTTCTAATAAAACGTTTCCTGCGAATAGGAAAACTTTTACTTTATTTATTGGTTACTACATATTTATATTATAGAAAAATAATATGATTAAACAATTAAACCAATCAGATATTACAGTAACTCCATTTAATGCTATTAAAGAATGGAACCTTAAAAATGTTGATTCGGAAGATTTGATATTATTAGAAGAATTGGTTGATGGTTCTCCTATTCCTGATACATTTGTTGCAGTAGATTATATTGATTATACTTTCGGTAATATTCCCATTTGGAATTCTTCCTGTAATATTTTGGTGGACCAACAGGACTTAGACAAAGTAACATTTGAACATGGAAAAGAAGAAATAGGAATATCTAAAAAATTTAGTATAAATGGACCTAAAAATCGAAACGGTTCTTATAAATCTTTAATTTATAATCAAATATATAATACATTTTATAATGAATATAACAATCCAACTCAAATTTTTGGAATGGAAAATTTTGATTTTCCATTAAGCAAAACAAATCGATATTTAACGGATGAATTTAGAGTCTTTAGTATTCCTAATACTATTTTTGGAGATAAAATAGTAGAAGGAAGTGTTACATTTAATGATACTAATTTAGACGATATAGTACATATTTTTGATGATTCGAGGGGAAATCTTATTGCGTCTAAAAATTTATTTTCTAAATCTCAGGAATTGCGCCCAATGAAAAATATAATAATAGAAGGAGATGAAACTGCTGACCATGAATGTCCTTTACCGGCGGGAATTCCCCCAGTAGGAAATATTACTATTGAATCAATGCAATTATAAATATGAATACACAATCACTTGTTAGCTGGAATTATAATTTACACGATCATAAAGGGTATATTCTTGAACGATCTATGGATTTAGGAAGTACGTGGGAAGAAATTTTAAATTGTCCCAAATCTATTACTACTTATACCGATGAAAATTTGTGGTGGAATGATGAGCCGTGGTATCGGGTAAGAACATATAATGATTATGGAATGGGACCAATGAGTGAAATTTCAAAATTAGTAATTCAGAGTCCTTCTATAGAAACTCCGGTTTTATCTGGCGAACAAGTTGCTCCTTATACTACAAATGTAATGTTAGAATGGGAATTTAATGGATCTCCCGGGGGGAATACAGTTTCATATTCTTTGGAGAGATCGTTAGATGGCGGAAATACATGGAATCAACAATGGGATGTAGATAAAGAAGAAATTGCATTTTTAGATGATACATTAACTGAAATTTTGCCATTTAATGTTTCATATAGAATTAAAGCTGCAATGGATTTTGGATTGAACAGCGAATATAGTAATATTGTTACAATTAATATGGAAGATGCTCCTGAAGAACCATCATTAGAAGTTCCAGATGTAACTGCTGAACTCCCACATTTTTATATAGAATGGAATTTTACACAATTAGAAAGCGGCGAAATAGCGGATTTTAATGAAGTTGAATCAATTCAAGCGCCGGATCCGGTTTCTAATACATCACAATATGAATTTATAATTAACAGTCATGATCTTCCATTAGCAATTGAAAGTATAACTGTAGATGGTGCAAATTTTGAACAACCTGAAAATCCCGATTTTCCATATAATATGGAAGATGGACCGTTATCATTATTTATTTCAAGTTCAAGTGATACTTCGGGGGAAAAAACGGGTACATTAACAATAACTCCAACAGTTGGAGAACCGTATATATTACAATTAAAAGCAACTTATCCTGAACTCGAATAAAATTAGAAAATAATTTATGTATGTTAAAGTACAAAATGAAAATTATGGATATTCCGTAGCAACATATGGAAACTATGTGGCGGTTTCTAATCCTTCTACTTTGAGATACGATCCGGAAAATGAAGAGCGGTTATGTACGGGTTCAATAGATTATTTTCGTTATAATAAAAATACGGATGAACATGATCATATAGCAACTTTATATCAACCATATGAAGAATTGGCGGTAATTCTTTCCCGAGAACATCCTACCCCCGAATATGATCGTTGGGACTTGATGACTGAAAAAAATGTCGAATATAAATTTCCACGATCAAAAAGCATAGAAATAGATAAAAATGATTACACTAAATCATTGGAAGATTCATTTGGTTACTCTATAGACATGTACAATAAGAATTTGATAGTAGGGTCCCCTTATTTTTATCAAGCGGTAAAAACATATGCATATTCCCTTACTTCTTCTATTGCTACAGCCCTAATATATGACTTGGGAATTACAGAAACCCCAGATTCCGACTCTGAATCAAATTGTTTAATTTACAAATTATATGATCCCGATCTAGGAGGCGAAGAATGGAATTCTGAATCCTTCGGAAAATCCGTTTCCATAAATGGTGCTTGGGCGGCAGTGGGGTCTCCTAGTATTAGTGGATCTACGGGGATGGTATATTTGTACCAAGCTCAACCTACAACTAGCTATGTTGAAGGGAAACCTCATACTGTAGTTACATGGTCATTATTTAAAAAATTGGAACCTCCCAATCCAGAGCCCGGAATGGAATTTGGATATTCATTAAAATTAAATAAATGTACAAGTTCTTTGAGTAATAGTTTAGTTGTGGGGTGTGGAAATCTTTCACATCAAAAAGCATATTATTTTGAATATATAAATGAAGCATGGACACAATCACATGTTTTTGTTCCGGACAAAACGATTCAACCCATGACATTTGCTCCATATTTGCCCTGGGATGAAACTCCAGTTATGAATGAATCCAATGGGTTTGGTTCGGCAGTATCTTTATATAATGACACAGTTATTATTGGTGCTCCATATGATCGTATTTTTTATGAATACAGTGGCTCAAAATTATATCAACAAGGTGCTACTTATATTTTTGAAAGATGCCCCCACCCAGACGATGAAATTTACGAATATCCTCGGTTTCCCAATGATCAAATAAGATGGAATACTCCAAATTCAACGGCAAAAAGTATTTTTAATTTTTCGGCCTCATTCGCAGGAAATGAAACAAAACCTCATGCTCTTATAAATATAAATAATAAAATATATGGGGGGGGATGGGATGGAAAATTATTCGTATTTAACGATCCAGATAATAATTTGACGGACCAAACGTGGTCTGATTGTATCGTTGATGGATGGATAAGCCAAGTAACATATTCTGAAGGAACAAAATATTTGTATTTTATAACCACTGTAACTAGAAATGATGCAATAAGTGGAAAAAAGGGGTATATAATTAAAGTTAATCCTAACAATATAAACGAACAAGAAATTATTTTTACTTGGACCCCAGGAACGGCATCTATAGGAGGAACAGTACCCGAGGCTATTCCTCCCATTGCTTCTGATAATTCTTATTTATATACTATGTTAAGAAGCAATTATAAAACGACTATTTATAAATTAGATATTACAAATGGTAATGTAATTAAAAGTGTTGTTGTTTCTACATCGTCTGATCATCTTATTAATCCGGCAATGCATGGAGGGGGAGTTTTTTCTCCCGATGGAAAATGGATATATTTTTGTGGAGGAGGGTATGTATATAAAATAAATACAGATACATTAGAGTATAGTTCTGTTAAAGTACAATTTTTTTATGGAATAGCCGATTCCGAAATAAAATGGGAATGGGATCCCTCAACAGAAGAATTTAAGGGTTATTGGGCTGATGTTGCATTAGTAGATGACATGGCCTACTTGGATGGATATATTTATGTAGTTGCCGATCAATCGGGAAATGCTTTTCCAGGAGGTCTATTTAAAATTAATGCAGAAACTTTAGAAAATGTTGGATATATACAATACGAAATTAATGATGGAGTAATAAATTATGATCGATATATGGATATTGGAGGTTATCCACTTCCATATGGCTCATGGGGGGTATTTTCCGATTCAACAAATTTGTATTTATTAATGGGAACTACAAATGAAATTTTTGTTTATCCCGATGGCGATTTGGATTCGGGGCCCGTTAGGTATCCAATTATTGGTAAACCAAATGAATTAGCATTTACGAAAGCGGGAAATATAGTTTACACTACATTTTCATCTCCAATTAAAGCTTATTCCTATAAATTACCATTTAAATATAATATAACTTATCCATCATTATTTAAACAAGTTCTTAAAACATATGGAAATGAAAAGGTTTTAAAAAACAATCGAATGGGATGGTCAGTGGATATACATGGAAATTATGCGGTTTCGGGGATTCCTAAAGTAAATGTAGAAACTCTGGATTCATGTTATATAGAAGGTACACTTGAACAATTACATTTTTGTGACAGTAATTATGAAAATCTTTTCAGTGGTCAAACATTGCTTTTGGGGAAAAATACGTCTTCTTTAAATTGGGAAATTATTAATATTTATCAAAAGAAGAAAAAATATTTGTCTCCCTATCGAAGTTATGGATTTGATGTCGCCGTTGCTAATAAATCAATAGTGGTTGGAGCGCCAATGGTTCTAGTAGATAGCAATCGAGATTTTAATATATATACTACACATAGTAATAATACCGATTTAGATGATATATCTGGAAAATCTTATATTTATAATTTTCACAATTTTCGTCCAGAATTCCATGTAGGAAATGTTTTTTACCGAAATGGAAAAATCATTATTATGACTTCGGGTTCTATGTTTGAAGGTTTATTTTTAGATCCGGTAAATACATATGGTTATGAATATAATTTAAATTTCAAGGGACAACATACAATTTTTGAAAAACAAATTGTTTGTACTGTAAATCCCGGCGAATTTAATGTTAGTACTAATCCTACAGCTATAATAAGAAATTTTTCGGTTTTAGATATTAATAAAAATGGAAAAGTTGATTTTCAAGATGTTGATGTAATTTTAAGATATATGAAATATAAACACTCATCTTTTGTTGGGGAAGAAATATCAACCGATTGGAGTTCTTCAATAATAATTGAAGAAGATGAAAAAAGTTTACTTAAATGGTATCAACAAAACTATAATTTATATGGAACAGATGATTTGTCTGAAAAATGTATTTTAAAATGGGAGACTGAAGATGTAACAATGCAAGAAATTTTAGATTTTAATGAGGATAATAAAATAGATAACCAAGACATGAATATTTTATGGAAATATTTTTCCAATCGCTTAACTCAAGAAAATTATGCTAAATATATAACCCCTGCATGTAAGAGAAAAATTTTTAGTGATATAATTGATCATATGAATAAATTGACACTAAAAAATCAAATTCCATACATAAATCCAGATTTTTTCCAATATGAAAAAATGGTAGCAATTGATAAAACGGGTTCGTTTTTAGCTCCAATGGCAACAACAATTGGATTATATAATGGATTAGATTTGGTGGCGGTGGCAAAATTAGGAAATCCTATTAAAATTACGCCCGAACTTCCAATAAATTTTGTGATTAAAATGGACTTTTAATTATATTTATATAAAAGGAATAAATTATGCCTGAACCAAATGTAAGAAACTCATTGGACATTAACCTAGACGGAAGGTTTCACTACCAACGTGCGGGTGGTGCATTTGATGTTAAAGAAACATTAGAAGGACCGCACGTGGAAGTACCGGCAGGTAAAATGATTGATGCTTCAAGTGCCCAGGGGCAAGAATTTCAAACTAGAAATGGGTTTGAGACTAAAATCCCAAAACTCGAATCTCGTTTTAAAGTTGTTGAATCTGGGGGTACTCAAGGAGTATCAGAATATGGACTTCCCGATGGATCGGATGTTGCGGGGCGTGTTATAGATGCATCTAGCGCCAATGGTCAAGCATTCCAAAACCCCAACGGATTTGAAGTTAAGGTGCCAATGTTAGAATCCAGATTACTTATGGTTCAAACCGGAGGTCAAGCAGGAATTTCACGGTTCGTGAGAGGTTTAGATAGTCGCCGGTATGGACACGCCGTTCCATTTCACCAAACGTAACTTATTTAATTACATGTTGCTTCGCTTTACTATATATTAGTATAAGTGAAGCATTTTTTTTGTACTTTTAATTATGGTTTTAGGATTTGATGCATCAACAACGTGTGCAGGATGGGCAATATATGATGGAAAAGATATTGTTGATGCAGGATTTATCGATATATCTAAAATAAACTCAAATAAAGAAAAATCATTACATATTATTTCTATTATAGATCAATCTTCTTATATTTCTGAAGTTAAACAAATAAATTTAGAGGCAGCGCTATTAGGATTTAAATTTGGAAGAACAAATCAACAAACAATTATTAAATTAATACGTTTTAATGCAGTCTTTGAATACATTATATCAGAACACTGGAAAATTCCTGTGAATTTAATTGGGGCTTCAACGGCTCGCAAAAAGGTTTTTGGAAAGGCCCGAATTACGGGAATGAATGGAAAAGAATTTGTTCGTAAACAAATTGATGAATTGTTTCCACAATTACATAAATTTGATAAAATAAATAGTCGGGGAAATCCCGACAGTAAAAATGGAGATATGTATGATGCCATGATTACGTCAATGGCGTGATATTTATTAGTATGAAAAAGATTACAATAACGTGCGATAGGTGTGGAAAAATTGTAAATGTTACAATTGGTATTTGTTCTGGCACTGGTGCAGTTATTACAGAAGGTTATTATATAGTTGATGAAGGTAATTGGCAAGAATTCCAAAGAGATGATGAAGAACAGATATGTAATGATTGCATGCATTCTGACCCAAAGTACCAAAGTCTATTTAAAATTCCATGAAATCGGGCTATCTTTATATTATTACAAATCCCGCTCATGAGGGATGGGTGAAGGTTGGCGTTACGTCGGATATTAAATCTCGCCTTCGTACCTATCAGACTTCAGATCCTTCTAGGAGATATAAAGTAGAATATTATATACATCATCCTGATGTTTATGCCGCAGAAAAACAAGTAAAAGAATTAATGGAACCATTTGCATTACAAATAAAAAATGAATGGTATGAAATTCCTATTCACATGGCTATTCCTCGGCTAGATGAGACGTTAGAAAATGTTGATAATTCTTTCTTGAAAGAAGAAATTAAAATAAGTTGAAAATTTCTTCAATTTCTGGTAAATTGTTCAAATGTTAATTCAATATGAACTTGTATCTATCTTCAACGATTTGTTGGGGCAGCAGGCTCGCCTGCGAAAAGGTGGAGAACAAGCTACATATCATTGTCCATTTTGTCCAGATAAAAATCCAACTACTAAAAAATTAGAAATTGCTATTTCTGGACCAAAAGTTGGATATTTCCATTGTTGGAGATGTAATACTAAGGGGCGAACGTTTGGAAGTTTATTAAAAAAGTTAAATGCTTCAAGTCATTACCGGGAAGCCATTTTTAAATTAACGGGGGATTTACGGCTTTTACGGAAAAAAACAATAATAAAAGATGATTCACAGGTTCAGTTACCTCCTGAATTTCATCCTTTATATTTGCCAAGAAAATCTCCCGAATATAAAAATGCCTTGGCATATTTAATAAGAAGAAGATTGACAGCTAGCGATATTTACAGGTATAATATAGGATATTGTGAAGATGGGGAATATGAAAGATATATTATAATTCCTTCATATGACGCCAAGGGAAAATTAAATTTTTTCATTGGTCGTAAGTATTACAATAATTCCTTGATTGCATATAAAAAGCCAAATATACCGATGGGAAAAGTGGTGGGATTTGAATCACTTATTAATTGGAATGAACCTATAAATTTGGTAGAAGGAGTTTTTGATGCATTTGCTGTAAGAAATAATGCCATACCATTATTTGGAAAATATTTGACCAAGGGAATTCGTAGTGCATTAGTTCAAAATAAAGTAAAACGAATAAATTTGATTTTGGATTCAGATGCAAAAGAAGATGTTATTAAAGACTATTTACGTATAAAAAGAGATATGACGCATGATGTTGAATTGTGTGTCATTAAATTACCGGGAAAAGATCCTTCGGAATTAGGATTTAAAGCAACGCACAAATACATACGGAATGCGAAACCCTTTACAGAATTAGATTTAGCTAGAGAAATGTTACAAATATGATAACAAAATTAAAAACTAATATCTCAAAGTTTACTCATGTATTTCATATTGCTGATATACAAGTCAGACTAAATTCACGCATTGAAGAATATAAAGAAGTATTTGAAATATTATATTCGGAAATAGAAAATTCTCCACCAAATACTGTAGTAGCCATAGTAGGAGATATTTTTCATTCAAAGTGTGATCTATCCCCCGAGTGCGTAGATATGACTGTTGATTTATTTACACGAATATCAGAATTGCGACCTTTAGTTATTGTCTCGGGAAATCATGATGCCATGCTTTCCAATAAAAGTAGATTGGATAGTTTGACCCCAATTGTTAAAGCACTAAAAAATCCTAATATCTATTATTTGCGAAAAACGGGATTATATGGGATAGGAAATATACTGTTTAATAACATGAGTATATTTGATTCTCCTGATAAATACATTAAGGGAAAAGATATACCCGAAGTTTATAGAAACCAATATGAGCATATTATAGCTTTATTTCATGGTCCGGTAGATCAAGCAGTTTTAGATACTGGATATACAATAACTAATCCGGCAGTTATGCCTCCAATGTTTGATGACCATCATTTAGCTTTATTAGGAGATATACATAAACGACAAGACATACAAGAATATTCTTATGAAGAAAATAAACCATTTATTCATTATGTGGGTTCATTAATACAACAAAATCATGGAGAATCATTAGAAGAACATGGATATTCGTTGTGGGATTTATCTACATATACATATACATTCAAAGAAATCCCCAATAATTATGGATATTTTACTATTGATATAGTTAAAGGAAAGCTTAGTACGGATTTGGAAAAAATGCCCGCCAAAGTTCGATTGCGTGTTAATTGCCACGAAACTGTTGCTACAGAAGTTAAACAAGTTATATCTGATCTAAGGACGAAAGCGGATATTATAGATATTTCTTACGAGAGGATCGAACCGGATACAAACAAGTTAACAACGAATAATATTAGTAAACATATTGTTTTAACAAAATTGACCGATGTTAAACATCAAAACGAGTTAATTAAAAAATATATTACGGAAACTCTTAAAATTGAAGATGGAGATAAACTAAAACACGTTTTAAAAATCAATAAAGAAATAAATAAATTGATTGATGGTGAAGGATTGCCAAAAAGTTACTTGTGGAAACCAATTCGGTTCGAGTTTGACAATATGTTTACCTATGGCGAAGGTAATGTTATTGATTTTACTAAAATGAATGGAGTATATGGAATTTTTGGACCAAATCGAATTGGAAAATCAAGTATTTTGTCTGCTCTTACATTTTGCTTATTTGATAAATTTGACCGGGGATATAAGGGTTCTCATGTTCTCAATTCGCAAAAAACTTCGTTCCGATGTAAACTCGAATTTGAATTGTTGGGGACAAAATATTATATTGAACGTAAGGGTGAGGCAGGAAGGAATGGAAATGTAAAAGTATCGGTAAGGTTCTGGAAATTCGAAAATGGAGAAGAAATAGAATTGCACGGAGAGGACCGTAGAGATACAAATGAAATTATCCGTTTACATGTTGGAACTTATGAAGATTTTATTCTGACTGCCGCCTCAATTCAATCTGCCAAAAATTTAACTTCGTTCATTGATATGGGAAATAGTGAGCGGAAAGATTTGCTTGTTAAATTTATTGGTCTTAATGTATTTGATAAATTACATGACAAGGGAAATGAAAAATATAGGGAAATTTCTGCAATTCTTAAATCGCATAATGATAGGGATTACGGAGAAGAATTAAAACAATGTAATGAATCTTTAGAACAGATTAAAACACTATTTGAAGTTCGAGAAAAATTAGTTAATGAATTACAAGAAAAAATTTCAACCATAAATGAAAAAATAATTAAAGAAACTTCTAACTATATTAAACTAGAAGAAATATCATCTTCAAGTTTAGAAGAATTACAAGAAAGATTAGAAAAATCTAAGAATACACTAGAAAAAAAGAAAGATGAAGTTGATAAAAATAAAGAAAAAATAAATAAATTACAATCAGAAATTGAAAAGATTACCGAAAAAATTAATAAAGTAAATTCTAATTTGATGGAGAGTTATAAAAAATATAAATCGTTATCTAATCAAATACAGAAATTTAAAGGTGAAATGGATCTTAAAAAGGCGGAAATTAAAGTAAAATTAGAAAAAGTAGAAAAGCTTAAAACACATAGATATAATCGCCAATGTAAATTTTGTGTAGAAAATCCGTTTGTCCAAGATGCATATAAAGCCAGAGATGAATTGGAAGATGATAAAGTTGAAGTAAATAAAATGATGCAGAAATGGGATGAATTACAATCGCAATTAAAAGAATATGAATGGGCCGAAACTGCGTACGAAGAACATGCTAATTTATTATCATCCAAGAATAATTTAAAAGATACCCATTCTGAATTATCACAAAAGGATACTAAATTATCCAACGAATTGAAAAATATTGAATTGTTAATTAAAAAGAATGAAGAAGAAATTGAAATATATAAAAGAAATGAAGAATCTATTAAATCTAATGTAAAAGTTAAAAATAAAATAAACAAATTAAATTTGGAATTATCTCAGATTAAAATTGATTTAAAGAATGCCAATGGAGCATTGTTGGAAGTATCGAATAAAAAGGGTCAATGTGAATCTGAAATTAAAAAATTGACCGGATTATTAGAAGAAGTTAAAGGGTTGGAGCAAGATGTCGAATCATATAAATATTATTTATCGGCAGTAAGTCGTGATGGAATTCCTTATCAAGTAATTTGCTCAACAGTTCCGGAGATTGAAAAAGAGGTAAATTCTATTCTTAGTCAAGTAGTTGATTTTACTGTGCAATTCGAAACCGATGGGAAAAACATTGTCCCATATATTACGTATGATTATGGAAGATGGCCGATTGAATTGTCATCTGGATTTGAAAGATTTGTAGCTTCAATAGTTATACGTGTAGCTTTAATGAATATTTCTAATTTATCAAAGCCCAATTTTATTTCTATTGATGAAGGATTTGGAACGTTAGATCCTGATAATTTGGCATCGATGGCTTCATTTCTTACATTTTTGAAAAATAATTTTGATTTTGTGCTAATTATTTCACATTTATTTGAATTAAAAGATGCAGTGGATGCGATGATAGAAATAACCCGCAGCGGGAATTTTAGTCAGGTTAAATATGAGTAACATTGAACTTAATAAAATTTATGTAGAAGATTGCCTTGATACAATGGCAAAAATGGAAGAAGATATGATTGATTTAGTTGTCACTTCTCCTCCATATGATAATTTGAGAAAATATAATGGGTATTCTTTTGATTTTGAATCGATTGCCTGCCAGTTATATCGAGTCATGAAGCCGGGCGGAGTGATAGTATGGGTGGTTGGAGATTCAATAGACAAAAATGGATCGGAAAGCCTTACTTCATTCAAACAAGCAATTTATTTTAAAGAATGTGGGTTCAATATTCATGATACAATGTTATATAAAAAAGCCGGAATGAGGTTTCCCGAACGAAGAAGATATGCTCAGATTTTTGAGTATATGTTTGTTATTTCAAAGGGTTCACCTAAAACTGTAAATATAATTAAAGATCGTCCTAACCGCTGGGCGGGTCATACAAATTGGGGTAGAAATTCGACCCGAGATAATGAAGGGAACTTGATTAGAGAGAGAAAGAAGAAAGATGGAACGGTAGAAAAATTGAAAGATTGTAAACGATATAAAAAATGGGGTTCCAGAACAAATATATGGGAGTACGCCAATGGATATGGATTTGGGACAAAGGATACAAAAATAGCATATAAACACCCGGCGACATTCCCCGAACAATTGGTGGAAGATCATATTATTACTTGGACCGAAGAGGGGGATATTGTCTATGACCCATTTATGGGAAGTGGAACTACAGCTAAAATGGCAATTTTAACTAATAGAAAATATATTGGAAGTGAAATTAGCCAAGAATATGTAGATGGCGCATTGCATAGAATATCTAATTTAGTTGCGGGTTCACGTCTTCCAATTATACAGGCAGAGGCCGAAAAAAGATTAAAAGAAGAAGAAGAACACCTTAAAATGGTTGAAGAGTCGGAGAAAAAATTTTCACTTCAGGGAAAAAAGTGGCAGCCTAAACAGCCCGAAAAGGTTTAAACTTTAATATGTATATAGGGTATTTTATCCTATATACATATGGCAATACAATTACTTTCAAATTTAGGAAAACGAGGAGTTGATCATCAATTGTTCACCATGCAGGTGGATATTGATGATACTGCTTTTTTATCCAAATACTTTGATGTTGTAGAATTCGAACCTATATTTACTGCGGGAAAAAATTCGTTTTCATTTAATGGAAGCAGTCTATTAAAAGATGGAGCCGAAATTAAAGTACAATGTATTGATTCTAATGGAAATATTTTATATTTAGATTATCCTAAAAGTAGTACACAATATACTGATGTAGCTAGATTCGTTGTAGCTATTCATATCTATAATGAAACATATAATGGTGCGGGAAAAATAGCATTGGTAGGAATTACAACAAAAAATGAAATTGTACGATGGATAGGAAATATTACAATTGATAAAACGTTACAAAATATATCTAAAACTCGATTTCAAACAAAGCCTATTATTGAAGCCCGGTCTTTATTATATAATGTAATTTCTAATGACGTGGCTCAAACAGTAAATAAAGTTATAAATTTTAATGGTACGTGCTATTCTAATGCAATAATTCCACAAAAAGATACGATTCGTAAATCTATTAATCCTAAGAAAAGCGGTGTTGACTATCGTTTAACTTTTATTCCAAATAATAGTGATGATGTTCTTCCACACTTATATCCTACTAAATCTTTTAATACGCAAATGGAAGGGAAAACAATTGATATTGAAACTCAACTTATACAAACTCCATTTTCGTATAAAGAAATGCAATCTTATAATACTGAAACATTTAAGATTAAAAAGGTATTAAATAGTACTACGGTACAATTAGATCGAGCTTTTTTTATTACTGCGGGTAAGGATCAAGTAGTAACAAATATAAATATAGCAAATTTTAATGTGTCATATAAATGGGTGTCATATAATACTGCTTCATATGATTATAACAAATACACCGATCCGGGAGGTAATGTTACATACCAAAAAGAGTCATATGCTGAAGTTACGTATCGAAATCTCGGAACTTTTACAGGACTTGTATCTCGGCACAAAGTATATCGGAAGAGCATGTTATATCCTGGAGATTTTCAATTGTTTATTGATGAACCGATAGGAGCAACTAATTTATTAGTGGACCCAATAACTCCAAATAAAAGTTATAATCTTATAGGGGAATTTTATAATCAATGGCATATTAATAAATATTGGTGTACCAGTTCTAATAGTATTGAATTATTGCATTCGGTTTTTCCAAATATTAATTCAATGACAATTAAAAATGTCGAGGGAAATTTTAATACTGTTGATGGAACGAGTTATGTAATATGTAAAATGGCTGCTCCTGAAGGAAAGGATAATGACCATATTTATCGGCCATATAATTTAAAGGAATATAATGAATTATATGGAGAATCTTATAGTTCTAATTTTATAAATTTAAAGTCGGGATCTTTATATGTTTTATCGCTAGATTTAATTGTTGAAAAATCTCCTGAAGATTTTTCATCAAAGTTAGAATTTTATTTTACAAGTTCAACTAATACCATAGAAAAAGAAAAAACGTATATTCCTACATATGGATGGAAATTGGGAGAAATTTCTATTTTAGACAAAACCGATTTAAAAATATTTTCGGATAAACAATATATTTATTTTATTCCTTCCGATGATTATTATGGTACTCTTGTTATTGTTCCATATCACTGTAACCCTACATTGTCCGAATTGACTATTGGTGAATATGGTGATTATGGATATTCTCCCGATTCTTTTTCAACTCGAGTTCCTTTTAAAATAAATGTGGCCAATGAACCGTGGCAAATTAAATCGGAATTATTTGATATAAATTCAAATTTAATATATTCAAATTTGCAAACAGTACAATCGTTTGATGAACATGGTGCAAGTTTATTTGTATTTATAGGTCAGAGTAATTATGATCCAGAACATACATCGTTTGTATCGGGAAGTTTGACGGTTTCACAAAGTTTCTTTTTGCCCAACATTCCAGGATGTCCCGGAGGAAAATTTCTTTTGGGATGGAGTCCTCCCCAACATTCACCCCCCCAAGATGGAGAGGGCGGAATATGTTATACTAATATTAGGGATGTAGAAGTGGTGCCCGTTGAAAATGATTATGAGGGAACGAGAGATTATTTAAATGTTATTACAACTAATGGCGAAGGAAAATCGATTGCAGTTCAATACGGCGAAAATCGTGGAAGAAAAATTTTTGTCGACCTAAATGGTAGTAAAAATGTAATTGTATAAGTTTAAATTCTAATATTTATGGATAAATGATAAAATGAGTTATGAAAAGTAATATTGAAATAATAAAAGACTATTTGGCCGGGGTACGTCCGGTTAGTGTTTTTGGATATACTGGAAACAAATATATTAAACGAAAAATAGGCGAGAAATGGGCCGATGCAAACGGAATTGAATGGGAACAAACAAAGAATGGTCCGCAAAGAATAAACCGAATGGCCGAGGCGGTTCGAAAAGCACGAGGAATAGATAAATGTAAAAAGTGCAAATGTGAAATAAGGTGGGGAACAAAAACCGATCAAATTTTATATAGAAAAACTAAATTATGTACAGATTGTCTCATTGATTATGAAACTAAATTAAGAATTTTAGGAATTTATCCCTATTATGAAGCCATGAAAGTATCTTCAAATGAATTGGGTTATTTAAAAGATTTAAAAGCAAAGGTTCTTGAAACCATTAAATTTTTTAAAGAAGACAATGGTGACGTTACGATGGTATGCAATTCGGAAGGATTTATTGAACGATGGAAAAATACTAATCGTGAACAAATATTACAAAATGCTAAAGAGGATTTAAAATTAATACGAAAACGAATTAAATTATTAAGTCAAATTAGAATAGAAAATCAACGAAAGTTTAAGAATGAAGTTAAAAGATTTAAATTAAAATATTATGTCTAATAAAATTTCCTATCAAGAATTAATTAAGCAAGAATATAAAAAGTGCATGGATTCCCCCGTGTACTTTATGAAATATTATGTAAAAATTCAACATCCTATTCGTGGTACTATATTATTTGATTTATATAAATTTCAAGAAGAAACTTTACAAGCATTTTATGATTATAAAAATAATATTATTTTAAAATCCCGGCAAATGGGGATTTCTACATTAGTTGCGGCTTATTCATTATGGTTAATGCTTTTTCACAATGATAAAAAAATACTTCTTATTTCATTGAAACAAGAAGTTGCTAAAGAACTTATTACTAAAGTCCGATTTGCCAATGAAAATTTACCTACATGGTTAAAAGTAAAATGTATTGAAGATAACAGGTTATCATTAAAATTTGTTAATGGTTCTCAAATTAATGCATCTTCAACTACTAAAAAATCGGGAGTTAGCCATGCGTTGTCTCTTCTTATTATTGACGAAGCTGCGTTAATTGATGATGCCGAAGAATTGTGGACTTCTGCGCAGCCTGCCCTATCGACTGGAGGTAACATAATTATACTTTCCACTCCACGAGGAATTGGTAATTGGTTCCATAAGATGTGGGTAGGAGCCGAGGAGGGGGTTGAAAATGGAGTGGGAAAAAATACATTTCATCCTATTAATTTGCCGTGGCATTTACATCCGGACCGTGATGAAGAATGGCGGCGAGTTGAAGGAGAAAAGCAAGGGAGTGCAAAAAAGGCTGCTCAAGAATTCGATTGTGACTTTTTAGCATCAGGAGATAGTGTTGTCGATTTAACTATTATAGAATTTTATAAGAAAAATAAAGTTAGGGACCCAATAGAAGTTAGAGGATCGGACCGGGGACTATGGATTTGGGAATATCCCGACTTTACCCGTTCATACATTGTTAGCGCCGACGTGGCTCGGGGAGACGGAGAGGACTTTGCAGCGTGCCATGTATTAGATATTACTGGGGGATCTCCTACACAAGTAGCAGAATACAAAGGAAGCTTAGGAACTAAAGAATTTGGTAATTTTTTGGTAGAATTGGCAACAATGTATAATGATGCATTATTGGTTGTTGAACGAGAAAGTTATGGGTGGGCTTCTTTACAACAAATTATAGATAGAGAATATAAAAATACTTTTTATAGTTCTGCTGATTTAAAATATGTAGATGTTCAACGACAATTAACTAATCGAATTTATTCTGAAGAAAAGAAAATGGTTCCGGGATTTAGTACTAACTTAAAAACTCGTCCTTTAATTATAGATAATTTAGCTCATTATTTTAGAGATATGGCTGTAGAAATACGTTCTAAAAGAACTTGTGCTGAATTAGAAACATTTATTTGGAAGAATAATAAGGCAGTAGCTATGGAAGGATATAATGATGATTTAGTAATGTCTTTAGCTATTGGATTGTGGATTCGAGATACTGCTTTAAGGCTTCGCCAAGAAGGAATGGACCTAATCAGATCCACATTAGATAAAATGTATATGAATAAAATGGACCAAACTCCTTTTTATAAAACTAGATTGAGGCAAGTGGGGTCAGAACAATGGACCATGAAAACTGGCCAACAAGGAACAGGAAATCAAAACGTTGAAGATTTACAGTGGCTTCTGGGATAATTTATCATATTTATAACAAGAAGTTATAATTAAAATAAATAAAAATAGATAGTATGCAACAACAATATCAATCGCCAAATTTGAATCAAATGCGAACACGGTCTTTTGAAGATGATGTCATGAATGTAAAGACCCAATCTCTATATGCAAGATTAAAACGTCTTTTTTCTACAGATGTTATTGTTCGTAATGTTGGTGGTAAGCAATTAAAAATTAAAGATACTGATAGTATCATGTATGCTACCGACCGCAACTCATTGCGGGATCGGTTTAATCGTATTCGATCTACTGCATATAATGCTTATACTCGGGATTTCTCTCTGTCCTATCAGGCAGCTAGAATGGATTTATTTAGAGATTATGACTGTATAGGACCCGATACTATTATTCCTTTACCTGATGGATCTAAACCAACTATTAAAGAATTATCCGAAAAATATAAAAATTCGCCCCAAGAAAGATTTTGGGTATTTTCATATGATCAAGAAACAAAATCTATAAAACTTGGACGGGCATATCATCCTCGAAAGAAAAAAGGAAAACGATTAGGTTATAAAGTAACATTTGATAATGGACAACATATAATAGGAAGCTTAAAGCATCCATTTTATATGAGAGATGGAAGTGTAAAGCGTTTATTTGAATTAAGGGTAGGAGATTCGATATTGCCATTTTATCAAAGAGAATATGGATATAATAAACATGGATTTAAACGATATCGAAGATTATATAATTTTTCAAATGGATGGCAGACTGAGCATAAAATTATTGCAGAACAATTTAATGGAAAATTAAAACGAGGAGAGGTTGTTCATCATAGTGATTTTAATGGATCTAATAATAATCCGGAAAATTTATGTATAATGGATTGGAAAGAACACAAAAAATTCCACTCGGATTATAATAAAAATGTATTATGGGGGCCGGAAAACTATGATATTCAATGTGAAAAATTAAAAACACATCCTAATTATATAAATCGTAAATTTCATGGATGGAATGGACGGCGGGGAAATAAAAATCCTTTTTATGGAAAACCCCACACAACAGAATCTAACCAAAAAAGGTCAGTTACATTAAAAAGAATATTAAAAGATCAAGATCGAGAAGCTGAAAAAAATCCAAATTATAGAAGTGATATAACATTAGATAATGTTCAAGAAAAGGCTTTTGAATATTACAAAGAATATTCAAAAATAAATCTTAATGATTTTATTAAACATATCGGGTGCAATCATTCTACATTAACTAGGAGACTTAAAAAGGAAGGAATTAATTGGAAGTTTTTTAAGAGAAATGTAGAAACAACCCTTAATCATAAAATTATTTCAATTGAATGTGTTGGAGAAATTGATGTTTATGATGTAACCGTTGAAAAATACGCCAATTTTGCAACGGATAGTTGTATTGTGGGAAATACGATGGATCTTGACCCCATTATATGTTCTGCCTTAGACATTTATGCGGATGAATGTTTAACGACAAATGAAGTGGGTAATATGATTACTGTACATTCAAATAATAATAATGTTAAACGAATATTAGAAAATTTATTTGATGAAATTCTCAATGCCCGATTTAACTTATGGAGTTGGGTAAGAAATATGTGTAAATATGGGGATTTCTATTTAAAATTGTATATAACTCCCGAATATGGAATATACATGGTAGAACCAATTTCAGCATATAACGTAGAACGCATTGAAAATTCCGATCCATATAATAAGCGATATGTAAAATTCCAAATTCGACCTACTGATACGGCTCAGGCGGAGGTATTAGAAAATTATCAAATTGCACACTTTCGTCTAATTTCAGATAGTAATTTTCTTCCTTATGGAAAAAGTATAATAGAGGGATCTCGAAGAGTGTGGAAACAACTTTCTCTAATGGAAGATGCTATGCTTATTCATCGTATTATGCGTGCTCCGGAAAAGCGTGTATTTTATATAGATACGGGAAATTTGCCTCCTAATGAAATTGATACTCACGTACAAAATTTGATGAATAAAATGAAAAAGGTTCCTTATATAGATGAGAATACTGGGGATTATAATTTACGATTTAACCTGCAAAATATGGTTGAAGATTATTACATTCCGGTTCGTGGGGGAGATAGTGGAACAAAAATTGATACTTTGGGTGGAATGGAATGGACTGGTACAGAAGACATTGAATATCTAAGAAATAAGCTGATGGCATCTTTAAAAATTCCAAAGGCATTTTTAGGATATGATGAAACGGTATCAGGAAAAGCAACTTTGGCGTCCGAAGATGTTAGATTTGCACGCACTATTCAAAGATTGCAACGAATTATTACGTCGGAATTAACAAAAATAGCTATTATACATCTATATGCGCAGGGATATAGAGATGAATCTTTAGTGGATTTTGAATTAGAATTAACTAATCCTTCAACTATTTTTGAAAAAGAAAAAATTGAAATTTGGTCGGACAAAGTATCGGTAGCTACTGATATGATTGAAAATAAATTTTTCTCTTATAATTGGGCCTATAAAAATATTTTTAATATGTCTGAAGACGATATTAAAGTAATACGAGAAGAAATTGTTGAAGATGCAAAACAAAGATTCCGATTTGATTCGATTGAAAATGATGGAGATGACCCCGCCAAGCCATTTAGTAAAATTGAGGGTAGTGGTGGCGGTGGAGGAGGGGGTAGTGGCGGTGGAGGAGGGGGCCTGGGTGGATTGGGCGGACTATCTGATACCGACGATTTGGAAAAATTGGCCGACGCCGAAGGTCCAGAAGATTTAGATATAGGAGATGAGGGAGAGGGGGAAGAAGAAGGTCCCGATAAAGAATCCCCACTAAAAGAATATTCCGATCCTCAAGAAAATAGAGACCAGTCAGGATTAAAAAAAGCAGAAGAATATGCATTTGGAGAAGACCCCTTGGGGGAGCATGAAAGAGACCCCGAAGAGAAAAAATCTAGTGAGAGAAAACGGTCTAGTCCAATTTCTCATAATTTTGAGAAATCTCCCTTACATCGTTTAGAAGAGAGATCCAAACCAATAGTAGATAAGGAAATGATAGGTAATTTGTCTAAATTTTTATCTAAAACGCAAAAAGAAACCAAATCCGAATTACTTGTAGAAACTAAGAAATCTTCCCCGACTGGAAGTAAATCAATGTTAGATGAAAGTAATATTATAGAATAACTTATAGATATATTAGTATAAATTTATCGTTTAATGTATTATTTATATATTTATAAACAGTTGAAGGGCAACGTCAAATATTATGCAAAAAAAGAAGCGTCATTCTAAATTTAGAAATACAGGAATATTATTTGAATTATTAACGAAGCAAGTAACCGCCGATATAATTGCGGGAAGAGAACATTCTTTAGCTTCGGAATTATTACGAAAATATTTTAATGAGTCCACTGAACTTGGTAAAGAGTGGAGGTTATATAATACTATTTTAACTGAAAAAATTAAAGACGAACCTCATGCCGAACGATTTTTTACGATTATTTTAGAAACACGAAAAAAACTTAGCAGTCGTAAACTTACTTTATTAAAATATAATTTAATTAAAGAAATTAAAGATAAATATCCTATTGAACAATTAATGAAAGCGCCAATACGAAATTATAGAATATTGGCGTCTATTTATAAAGTTTTTGAAGACGTAGTATCTCCCGATTATAAATTTGAGATTAAAGAAGTATATCAAGCTAAAAACTGCATAATTGAGCATATTATTGATAAACGACCTGTTGCCCACCCTGAAGATGAACTTATTAATCATTATAAATCTCAAACTGAGGATATACGTCTTCTTACTTATAAGCTTTTGTGTGAAAAATTTAATGCAAAATATTCGAGTGTATTAGATGAAAACCAAAGGGAAGTTTTAAGAGAATATATTTGTAATGTTGCCAATACAAATAGTTTTGATGTATTTGTTAAGAAAAAAATAACGGAAATTAAGAAAAACCTTACCGATTCTATTGATAAAATTAAAGATTCGGATGTAATAAAAATTAAAATTAAAGAAGTTATTAATCAGTTAGATAAAATTAATCCGGGTAAAATTGTTAAAGATAATCATGTAATGGTTTTAATGTTATCTTATGAATTACTTAAAGAGATAAAGCGCCAGATTAAAGAATAATATGAAAATTGATTATAACATATTACGTGAACTTTCCGATGAATACGGAGTAGAGCCGGTTAATCCGACTCTTCTAAATTTTATTACTACTTCTTCTGGACCTATGGAGGAAACATATCACGATCTCCTGCAAGATGCTGGTTATATGTGGGATGAACTTGATAAATCTTATATAAAAAATGATACAAAATGCTATTATTATCCCAGGACTCGAAAAGTTTATTGGATATGGGATAATTCTTTAATAAAATCTATAACTTTAACAACCGATTTAAAAGAATGGATAACTGAAAATAAAGCAACTGAATTTATTGAGGAATATTTAAAAAACCTTAATTCTAAAAAAAGAGAACCCAAAAATATATCAAGTGAAATAGAAGTTGATAATGATTTTTTAAAATCAATAGAAAAAATTTATGGAGTTTTTCCACTAGATTATTTTTCAAATTTAAGAATTATTTTGGGGTCTCATGGAATTAAATGTGCGGGATGTGAAAGGTTTAATGACTCAATTGAAATGATTTTACATGCCGAGGGATTTGATTGGAAATATGATGAATATGCATATGTTAAGGGTAGGGAAAAGGTTTACAATATACCTAAAGCTTCTCTAATTGTTTGGGAATGGCGTGGATTAGTTAGATTTTTTAAAATTAATCAAATTGAACAACTAGATAAATGGCTTCGGGGAAATGATAAGTATCCCGAAGGAAAGGCCAATAGATTTAAAAATATATACATTGATCATATTAATAAAAAAAATCATTCTATATATTCGCAAAATATAAACCTTCCGAAAAAACATATGGATTCTTTTAAAGATCCTGAAGATCCTCGAGGTAAAAAAGAAAAGAGTAAAGAAGATGTATTAGTACTTAAATTAATTTCATTAATTGAAAGAGGAAAAGAAAATTTAATAACTACTGATCTAATTTTAGATTTTTATAATGAATGTCCAACTAAAGAAATGAAGCAAAAATTAGCATGGTTTGTAAAAAAGTTTGATGTGGGAGGAATGGATATAAAAGAGGGACAAATACGAGTAAAAGATTTGATTCGTTTAATATCTGAAATTGCCTGTTTGACTATTGCAGGAATTAAAAATAAAAAAATTAAATTAAATGAAAATAAGTCTTCAAATCAATATATTATAGATTTTGTAAATAAAATGTGGCCTGCAAAGGGTGGAGGTTGGACTATACAACGAGTCGACCCTTATAGATTTGGAGGCACAGTATATATACTTAAACACCAAGGACCTGTTCCTGAAGAAATATGCATAGGACAATTTGATAATAAATTATATCTATATTATTCAGATACAAAATCGGGGGGAAAATGGAAAGAGTTAGGACCTTCTGAAATAAATGAAGAAAACTCTGAAAATCAAATTTCGGATGCAGATTACATAAAAGATTTGGCTAATAAAAAATGGCCATCTGATTTTGAATGGAATGTAGTTAAAATTGTGCCAATTAGTAATAATCGGGGAAATAAATACATTTTAAAACGGAAACAATCGGGAATGGATATATTAATGGTTTTCAAGGTGGGTACAACTTTATTTGGAAGGAAAAAATTAAATAGTGGGGCGTGGGGATCTACAATAAAATTAGCAAATATAGATAAATTTGATTCTTTAGATAAAAAACATCTCATGGATTTGGTTAATAAAGAATGGCCAAAAGCAGAAGGGTCTGGGGAATGGATGATTAAAGATATGCAACATCAATCATCTATGCCATCATATATTTTGCAAAGGACCCGAGGAATGGAAACGGCAGAAATTAGCAAAATTGGAGAAGATTTATATTATATTAAACCCGAAGATGGACGAGATGTATCTGAAATATCAACTTCGGGAGCCGCATCACCAGTAACAACTCCTTATGCTTTTAAGAAAAAGCCGTTAGGAGAAATGACAACCACCGATAGTGGTACGACCGGATATATGATTCCTGGAGCATTTTCTCGTAGAGGGGGGAGTGTTAAAGGAGTTGAAGGATCTAATACTCTTGGATATACATTAACTCCTATAGGAAGGAAAGAAATGGAAAGAAAGCCAGATCCGTTGTATGAATCAGTAATTAAAACTATTTATAATGAAATAAATAAAAAATGTTAAAATTAAAGAAATTAATTGAATCTTATGGTGCCGCCGGTCAATATTATGACCTTGGGAAAGATTTTGCCAATTTTCGACGGATGGTAGATGGGGCAACTCAGCAAATTCGATTACAATATGAAAAAATAATATCTTCTCGCTTGGCTGGAAAGCGAGTGAGGGCCCGATCTTCAAGAGGATATAAACAATATGTAAAAGATTATGAATTTGATATTGTTAGAATTTCCATAGATGATTATTATGGAAATTATGTTGTTGTTGCTCATGATTCTACAACTCCAAAGCCCAAGGAATATTTTTTAAGAACCGATTTTAAAATACAAATTTTGGGACCAGCGACCGGAGAACCTTCTCCCCAGAAAGTAAATAAACCTGAGACGCCTACTAAACATCCAGTTCACCCGGTAGCTGATACCCAAGATCAGTCGATGGAGTTGGCCCCCGCCGGAAATACTCCTGCGGAAACTCCTATAAATGAAGAACCCGACCCCCCACTTCGAGATGGGTATTCTATAGATTTAATTATTTCTGATATTGAACCGTGGATTCCTAATATACTTAAAAAGTCTCAATCTTCAATGCGAGATTTTGTTAAAGAATTAGGATGGAAAAAGAAAATAGATGAAAAAACAGATGTAATCTTATTTGAAATTTTAATACCATTTGAATTAATTAAGCCAGGAATTACGGTTTCTGTCATTGAAGATTTGCTTTCAAAACAAAATAAAGAAAATATTAAATATAGTTTGGTAGAATCAATACCAGATAAAAGTAAAGAAGAATTAAAACTTAGAATCAAAAAAACTATTTTTAATGAAATATAAATCATATGACTAACGAAAGAAGACAACTTTTAATGGAATGTATTTCGTTTGAACTCGATCAAGAGTTATTGCGGGAATCGACGGAACATCCGAATCAACCTTTTAGAGTACAAGGTATATTACAAAGAAAGGGAAAAACTAATCAAAATGGACGAGTTTATCCGGACGAAGTTCTTATACGAGAAGCTGAAAAATATTCCAAGACATTTATTGCTCAACGGAGAGCTATGGGAGAATTAGACCATCCCGAATCTTCGGTAGTTAATCTTAAAAATGTGTCTCATAATGTTATTGAAATGCATTGGGTCGGAGATGATCTAGTAGGTACTGTAGAAGTATTAACAACTCCCAACGGAAATATTTTAAGGGAATTATTTAAAAATGGTATTAAATTAGGTATTTCTAGCCGAGGCTTGGGAACTTTAAAGAAAATTTCCGAAGATGTTTCGGTTGTAGATGATGACTTTGAATTAATAGCGTTTGATTTTGTGTCCAATCCCTCTACATATGGGGCGTTCATGTATCCGGTCGGAAAAACTCCTTTGTCCGAGGGAATTGTTAAAAATCCTATAACAAATCGGTGGGAAAAAACCGATGATATAGTGAGAAATATATTATTGGAAATCGGATAATATGAAAATTCATGAAATTAAAAATTTAATAAAAGAGGCAATTGAACAAGAATTATCAAGAGAATATGGAGAAAATTGGGATGAAATAGGATTCGATCCAATTACTAAGACATTTCGCCCAACGCCTCGGGATCGAACAAGTCCAGTAAAAATTCTATTAAAACCTCTTAATAAATCTGATAAGTGGTGGCGTCCCATATATAAAGATATAAATACTAATAAAATATATGTGGATATAAATTTGGGACAAGGAGAGCCGGAAATATGTGATGTAACTAATGAAGGAGAACCAAATACTCCTTTGAGAAAGGGAAGTTATGAAATTGTATCCGAAAATAAAATAAAAATTAATAATTTTAAACGGTTTATAGAACAATGCGTTAAAGAAGTTATTGCTGAAAATGATAATTATTATTTAAATGAAGTATTGCAGGAAGGAAGAAGTGTAACTCGACTAACCATAAAAGATAGAGAAGAATTAAGTAAATTATTTGCTTCCCATTATCTTCAAAATAATGCTGTATTTGTATATGTTCCGCCCAATTTGCAAAGAACAAAGTTAGACCTTCCAAGGAATTATATACAGATTTCGCATTTTAGAAATATTTTAACAAAACCCGAACAATTATTGAACAATAGAGGATTTAAATTAGGAGGATATTTAAAACATGAGACTATAAAAAAACAATCCACGATAATTCCAAATAGAGTATATAATATTACTACTATATATCGCCCGCTTTTCCATAAAATTTCAGAAGAAGAAGGTTATTTTATAATAAGAAATTGTCGGTTTGTATGTATTACGGTACATTATGAGAAAGACGGAATATTTTATTTTAAAATTAATGCATATATCCAACCAACCAATTAAATTAATAAAAGAATGTATTCTTGAAGTTTTGCAGGAAAACCTGTTAAATGAAGGATTTGATCCGCTTTCCCAAGGTCCTAATTCGGTTTCTGAAAATCCGTATCCTGCATGGAATGAACAAATGCGGAGGTTAGAAGAAGAGTCGGAAGAAAATGATTTAGAAGAAATGTATTTACCTAATAATTTTAAGGAAGAATCGGATTTTTTTATTGAAAATAGTGGACTTACTTATCCTGAAAGAGTTGTGGTACGATTGTATATGGAATTGGGCACTATTTCAAAAATGGTACAAAGAATTATTGATGCTAAATATGATTTACAAGGACTTACAAAAAAACAATATGGTGCTAAATTAAGACGAATATTAAACAATGCATTACAAAAAATTAGGTATAATAAAAACAGGTATCGTGAAGGTATAAAAATAGATTTTTCTGGATTTGAAAAAAATTTCTGGTCTAAACAAATGTATAAAAATTATTATGATGAATTATCACGTTTAAATCTCGAACTGCCGTTGAACTTAAATTTAGAACATCATCCACATGGTCGATATGCACAACAAGCCAATGCTACACCATTTTTAACTCCTCAAGATTATTAATACTATGATTAAATATTTTATACTTTTAATTGGATTGATTGTTATTAGTTTATCTGGTGGTTGTTCAAAAGCAAACCGAAAAGATTTATTACAGGCACCTCCTCCGGCAAAGTATGAAATGATGGAGGGGGTTTTCTTACCAATGCCCGGCGAAACTGAAAAGGTGCATACGGGAGAATATTCGATAATGACTGCTACATCTTCAGATATTGGAGATGCTTTAGAAAAAGCTGGAGTGCCTAGAACTACATATGTTCCCCTCTCAAATATATATGGAATATTAAATTCTAAGTGGTTTTTAGGAGAGTTTACAGATGCATATCAGGCACATATGAAAGATTTAAATGCAAAATATACGCCGGAATTATTTGTTTGTGGACAATATGCTACTTTAGCATGTAATTTTGCAATGGAATCGGCTATTCGTACCGGCGATGCTCTTTATCCGTCGTTGGGATGGATTATATTAAATTTGGGCGAGCCAGGAAGATATAATTTACATGCAATAAATGTATATTATGATGGAAAAAAAATTATTTTTTATGAACCCCAAACTATTAATGGATTTTCTTTTAGAGAAGTAAAAATACCCAGAGAAAAATTGGCTTCGACAATGGTTTGTGTATTTTAAAACGATTTCAAAATAAAATAAGTTGATTTGGTTTGTAATTTCGTATATATTGGGGTCTATATGTGCAAAGATTGTACTTGTATTTATCTTTGGTGCGGGAAGAAACCCCGCCTGCTTTAGCGGGTGGGTAGTTCATTAAAAAGTTATGAGAAAAAATAAGTTATTTACATATGATTCAATAGCATTAGTTCCGAAATATTCTAATTTAGAAAGCAGAAAATTGGCTAACACTTCGGTAAATTTATGTGGATATAATTTTAATTTGCCAGTGGTTCCATCAAATATGATTGATGTAATTTCTTTTGATCGGGCAAAGGAATTATCAGAAAAGGGATTTTTTTATATAATGCATAGATTTGAAGGGGCAACAATGAAATTTGTAGATTATATAGAAAAAAATGATCTTCCTTTAGTTTCGTTAAGTTTGGGAATAAATGGTGAATCAAAAGTCGACTTAGAATATGCTATTTCTACACTTGGATACGAAAGAATCCATTGGCTATGTGTTGATGTGGCACATGGACATCATAAAAAAGTGGGAGAAATGTTAGAATACATTAGAGGATTGTTTCCACATCACGGATGTCCTAAAATCATTGCCGGGAATGTTGCTACGGCGGATGGATATAAATACTTAGCAGATAATGGTGCAGATGTAGTAAAATGCGGAATTGGACAAGGTTCCATATGTACTACCCGGTATAAAACGGGTTTTCATGCTCCAACTGCATATTCAGTTTTAGATTGTGTCAAAAACGGAGATCGAGATGTTCCTATAATCGCAGATGGTGGAGCGAAACATTTTGGAGATGTAGCTAAAGCGTTGGTGCTAGGTGCCGATATGGTTATGAGTGGACGGTGGTTTGCAGAATGTATTGATTCTCCGGCTCGAATTGTACACGGAAAGAAAATTTATAGGGGTTCTACATCATATGAGTGCAAACATAATAATGATAATATTGAAGGGTTAACAATTGAATTGGAAAGGGGATGCACTTATATGGAAAGAATAGCGGAAATCACGCAAGCATTACAAAGCAGTATTTCCTATGCCGGAGGTACAGATTTAAGTGCTTTTAATTCGGTCGACTGGAATTTTATTAAATAATTTTGTTACGATGAAACAATATATATTATCTTTACCTACGATTGAAGCCACGGATAGAAATTTGTATTTAAGTAAAGAAGTAAATCAAAGTTCTATTGAAGAATTAGTTAAAAATATCATTAAAATTAATGAAGAAGATGAACGACATCAAAAAATATATGATTTTTATAAATTTCCATACGAACGTCCACCAATAAAAATTTATTTGGATACTTATGGAGGATTATTATATCAAACATTTGGGTTGGTATCAGTAATGGAAAGTAGTAAAACTCCAATTCATACTATTGTTACTGGTTGTGCTATGAGTGCGGGATTTATTATTCTTATATCGGGACATAGACGATTTGCATATAAAATGTCAACTCCATTGTATCATCAAGCTAGTACAATATTGATTGGTGAAGTTAAAAATGTTGCGGATTCATATATAGAAGCAAAACGAGTTCAATATATGATGGAAAAAATTGTTGTGAAAAAAACTCGAATTACTCGTTTGAAACTTAGAGATATTTATAATCTTAAAAAAGATTGGTATATGACTTCCTCCGAGGCTAAACGATTGGGGGTTGTAGATGAAATTATTTAATTTGGCAGAATTTTCTCGACTTTTTTCAAATATGTCGTATAATATATGGCATGAATCTAAAATGGATTGATGCACATACAATTTACGTTACATTACATGGTTCACGGGCGTATGGTCTTGCCAATGAATTTTCGGATGTAGATGTTAAGGGAATTTGTATTCCCCCACCCGAAATAGAGTATGGATTGTTTGATCGTTTTGAGCAAGCAGAAAATTATCCAGCTATCGAATCAACATTACAACATTTAAAAAATCCTAACAATCCTAAATTTGAAAGTTCCATATATTCATTGAGGAAATTTTTTATTTTGGCGGCAGGCGTTAATCCAAATATTATTGAATTATTGCACACTTCTCCCGAACAACATTTTATTAAAAAGCCAATAATGGAGAAGGTTTTAGAGAATCGAAATTTATTTTTATCAACTAAAGCTCGATTTACATTTTCAGGATATGCCAGTGCTCAAGCCAAAAAAATTGAGCGGCATAGAAAATGGATTGTTATGGGAGAATTAAAAAAGCCATGTCGTGCAGATTATGGTTTGCCCGAAATTTCCAAGCGAGGGGTTGGAGAAGTATTTGATTACCTTAAAAGTAAAGTGGAAAGATGGAATTTAAACCAATTTACAATGGATGAAATGCAACGGTCTGAACTTAAAGATGTCATTTGGGATTTATTGTCTAGCGTAATAAATAAAGAAGTTTCTGTTTCCAATTGGCCCGATGTTTATTCTGATGCAGCCTTTAATAATATGGCTCAGGATTTCAATTTTTCCGATGAAGTTATTGCATATATCCAGAGGGAAAGAAAATACTTTAAAGATAAACAAACATATGAGTCATGGGTAAAATGGAAGACGGAAAGAAATCCGGAAAGAAGAGCCTTGGAAGAAAAATGTGGATATGATTCGAAACATGCTTCCCAGTTGATCCGGCTTATGAAAATGGGAATGGAAATTATTTCTGAGGGGAAAGTAATTGTTAATCGACAAGGTATAGATGCCGATGAAATATTATTCATTAAAAATGGTGGATGGACATTTGATAAAGTAATGGAATTCAAAGAAGAAATGGATAATAAATTAGAAGCCGAATATCAGCGACATAAAAAACTTATTTCCGAGGGCAAGCCCACGCCAATTCCACAAAAAGTGAATACTACAAAAATAAATGAATTGTATAATAGTATTTACTCCGAATATTGGAGAGGATGGACTCCAGACGAATTGCACGACATTCCAATATAATATGAAAATTAATATATGCAACGATCCTGTTACAGTGCCAGAATATGCGGTACATGAGGATGGAAAAATATATGGATTTTTTGGTCCATTTAGTTTTTTAAGTAATTTTTATATACTTGAAACGGCGGTATGTTTAGAGGGATTATATTTTCCATCGGTAGAACATGCTTTTCAAGCTGCAAAATGGCCCCCTCATTTGAGAGAACAATTTACACGGTGTAGTTCTGGCAAAGCAAAAAGATTGGGACGAAAATCACCATATTTTGATGAAGAAAAATGGAATAAAAAAAAGTTGGGACTTATGAGAGAACTGTGCTTTCAAAAGTTTACAAATGATTCAAAACTTAATAAAATGCTGTTAATGACCGAGGGATATGAACTTAAAGAGACAAATAATTGGGGAGATACATATTGGGGATGTAATGAAGCGGGAGAGGGCGAAAATAATTTAGGGAAAATTTTAATGGATATTCGAGAAGAGTTGTTAAAGCTAGAAAAAAAGAAAAAGAAATTTTTTAAAAATGAAACCGCCGATTAAATATTTTGGAGGGAAATCCAATATGATTTCTAAAATACTTCCCCACTTTCCTCCGGACAGTCATTATAATATTTATCTGGAGCCTTATGGAGGCAGTGCTTCAGTACTTTTATCTCGTCCTTTAACTGGTCATGTAGAGATATTTAATGATATAAACGAAAATATATATTCTTTATTTAAATGTTTAATAGATCCGGATTTATTTTCTGAATTTAAAAACAAGTGTGATTTGTCTTTATATTCGGCGCAATTGAGACGAGAATATAAGGAAAAACTTAAAGAAAAATTGTCTCTTATAGATCGGGCATATTATTTTTGGTATGTTAATAGAAGTTCTCATAATGGTATAGGTGGATGGTCGATAAATTGTTGTATCCGTCGTAATATGAGCAAATCCACTTCTGATTTCTTATCCAGTGTCGATAGATTAAAAGAATTACATGATCGTCTGTCTGCCGTTATTATCGAGAAGAGGGATGCAATAGAGTTGATGAAAAAATATGATGATCCTTCTGTATTCGTATATGCCGACCCTCCTTATCATCCTAGTACTCGGGGAAATACTCGTTATGAAAACGATTATACCATAGAAGATCATGTAAAATTTATAAATTGCGTTTTGGAATTAAAATCAAAAGTATTAATTTCTGGATATAATAATTTAGAATATGGGCCGCTTGGAAAAAAATTTTCTCGTATTGATTTTGATGTAAAAACAACAACGGGAACTCATAAGAAAAAAACTAAAACCGAATCTCTCTGGAAAAATTATTAAATGAAAAATAATTCAATTTCTGGAATTTTTCTACAATATATGCGACATCTTAGAACAAATACCCATTTGTATAAATGGTATAAGCGAATTTATTTAAGAAGGAAAAATAAAAGATTTTGATTATAAATTATTATGTTTTTTTGAATTTTTCCATGCATTCCGGACATATACCGTGAGTAGTTCCGGATGAATCCGAAGGAGATGTCCCCATAGGTTTTTTACACCAAGCACATATTCTTTCTAAATCTTCTAATTGTACTACTTTTTCAGCATCTTTTTTTGCTTTGGGCGTAGTATCATAATAACGTTCATATAAAAACATAAGATCTTCATATAAAACTTTTAAATGCACTTGATTTCTATGGCATTCATTAGCTAATTTTTGAAATTCCATTACTTTTTTCTTGGCTTCTTGAAAATTTCTTTTAACAATCGATTGATCAAACCACTCTTGGCATTCAGTCAGGGCGTATGTTTCGGCTAATTCATGAAATTGAACAAGATTTTTTGTGGTATTTAAAATCTCATCCATATTATGAAATACTTTCCCGAATTCTTCAAACGTACAGGCCATTTCCAATAGTTGTTTCTTTTGGTCAGGAGTTAATTTTTTAAGTTCTCCCATTGTTGATGGAATTTTATCAACATTTTCAATTATTTGTTTTAAAGTGATTTTTTTAGTTTTCGGAATTTTCATATGCCTATAAATATATTCAAAATTATGTATTATATGTTTTTATCAAAAATTGGTTGACTATAATTATCAAAATAGTCAATTACATCATTAAAAGTTTTAAATCTTTTAATTCCTCTTTTAGGTTCATCAATAAAAAAGAAGATATACGTTTTACCATCCCCATCTTTATCTTTCTTTTTATAAATAGTTATTTTATTTTTTCCTTCTTCATCCGTACTTAAATCACTAACCATTTTATAATCATCTTTAAAAGAAAATCCCATTGATACTAGATAATCAACGTCGGGCCATCTCCAATCGTCAAGATTAATATATCCGTCGTTTTTTTCTTTTTCAATATTATGTAAAATTTCCGTTAAAGTTATCATAAATTTAATGCTTTAAGAAAACGTGATAAAATATTTGCGCCTTCTGTCTCATTATTAAATATAATTGATTTACTAATTCGTATCGTATCACTTACTGTAATTTCATCTTCTTCGGTTTCATCATCATCATCTTGATTGGAAGGAGAATTTTTCAAAGGCTCGGGTGTTGCTTGAGTCGCCGGAGGGGTTGGAGCCGGTTGAGTTGGAGCCGGTTGTGGGGGAGTGACGGATTGGGGCATCGGTTGTTGGAGGGATTGTTCTTTTAGTTCATCTTCTTCTCCTTCTTCTTTTTCTTTATCCGGTTCGTCTAATTCTTGTGAATCTTTTTGATTAGCCGATTCAAATTTTGAAAATGCAGTCCAACAAAATCCCCCACTTTCTTTTAATTTTTTTATAATTGTTGTATTATTATTTCCAAATGGGTCAGTAATATCATATTTTACATGAAAATTATCTATTTTAGTTGGACGAAATTTTTTATAATTATATATAGATTGAATTTCTTTGGCAGTAAATTGAATTCCTCTTCGCTGTCTTATATAACTATCAAAATCGGCCCCTGTAACAAACACTTTAGCAATAACATTTGGTTCGGTTGAAGATGGATTTCCGGTTCCTGTAAATTCGTTTTCGCAAACATTAAGGTTGTCGGCGTATGTAATATCCGTTTCTCCGCCAGGATTTCCACTAGATTCTTTTAATATTTTAAGAATTTTTTGTTTGTGTTCTAAAGTTAATTTATGCCTCACTTCCAATAATTTTAATAAGGAACGTGATTTATATAATTTATTGTTCATATGTATAAATATACTTTATTTTTCTTAATATTCTAATTCTTTTATTCAATTCATAGTAATTTTTAATGAACTACCCCTACGCTAAAGACGCAGGGGTTTCGGCTCCAACCAACTGCCCATTATTTCTAATGGGTCTTATGTCAGGACAAGCCACTAACTCCGTAGTTCCTACGGTTAAATTTAATCCT